GGTGTGGCGCGTCCGTCTCCTGGCCGGCCTCGTCTCCCATGGCGTGGGTGCGGCGAGGCGGTGCCGGTCACGTAGCACGACGACCCGACCGGCGAGGGATGAGCCCACACGCTCGCGCCTGGCACGCTCTCTCCCCACGGCCCGCTCGAGGCGGAGTCTTTCGTCGGAGGTGGCGGCTCGCGGTGCGGCGGTGGGGGCAAGGGGAAAGCCCCGGCTCAACGCGAGACCGAGGCTTCATGTGACGTCCGGGTGGGGGCGCACTACACCCCTTGCCGTGTCACACCCGAACCTTGACATCCCAGACAAACGAAGTCAACTACGATGCGACCCTTCGTCGTGTCGGCGTGGACTGGCACTCTCATGGCCTCCACTCCTCTCGGTAGTCGGGGTGGTCGGCGTACATCTCGGCCAGAATGCAGACGATGTACTCGGCCTCGTCGAACGCGGCGACCGCGCACATGTCGTCCTCGTCGACGTCGGCGCTTGTCGCCCGCTCGAGGATGCGCCGGTGCGTCGCCACTGTGGCGAGCACGCGGTCCGCGAGCGGCTCGCCTGAGTGCTGGCTGGCCGCGGACTCTTCCTCGTCCAGCCGAGCCGTCATGAACTCGATCAGGTCCATGGAGCCCATCATGACGCCACGTCCCGTCGCTTTTCGCGATCGATGAGCGCGGCGAGCACCTGCGTCCGGTCGTACAGGGCGTGGCCCTGGGCCGAGTAGCCGCGCGTCGAGATCATCCCTCGCCGTGACCACTGCCGGACCACGGCCGGCTGGTAGCGCATGCCCAGCTGCTCACGGATGTCCGTGACGAGCTGCTCCGCCGTGAGCAGCAGCGACGGGCCGGCGAGCGCGGTGCGCCACTCCTCGAGAGTCTTCGACAGGCCGCATCGGCAGCTGATCGGCGCGTCCCGGTCGGGCTCGTATTCGGCGTCGTCGGGGACGATCCACACCCAGTCGGCGTAGGCGTCGGGGTTGGTGGTGGGCTGCGGGACGTGGGTGGGGCGCTTGCGCCAGGCGGGGGCCTTGACTCGGATGCGGCGGTGGCAGGCGGGGCAGTCGCCGATGGTCATGCGGTCGCCCTTGGGTGGCCAGGCGACGCGCGAGACGGCGCGGGCGAGCTTCGCGAGGTCAGCCACGAACGTGACGCCGAAGTTCCGGTCGCCGTCGACCCAGTCGGTGATGCGCGGTGCTTCGCGGTCGAGGAGGTCGACCATGGCGTAGAGGTCGCCGCAGTCGATGGTCTCGGTGGTAACGAGGCGCAGCTTGCCGTCGGGGCCGGGTTGGAGGGTCTGGAGGATGGTGGGCCACTTGTCGAGGGTGGCGTGGACCCAGAACGCGAGGATGCGTGGGGTGTCGACGCGGGCGTCGGGTGGGAGTTGCTCGTCGGCTTCGTCTTCGGTGGCTGGTCGTTCGCGGCGCTGCGAGCTGCTCGTGGTGGTGGTCTCGATGGGGTCGAGGACGTGACGCCAGCCCTTGCGGATGGTGGCGAGGTCTTCGCGGGCCTGGTCGGCTGGGCTGAGCTCGGCGGTTTGCTTCTCCGGGCTGGTCAACGGGTGGCTCCTTCGGGTGCGGCGGCGAGCTGGCGGAGACGGGCAGGGACGACGGTGCCGACGAGCAGCTCCTGCTCGGGCGTCAGGTTGAGGTCGGTGAGGATGCCGCGGATGACGTCGGCGACGAGGGCGCCTTGCTTCTCGGCGAGGCGGACGCGGCGTTCTTCGACGCCGGCTTTGAGCGCTGCGGCGGCGTAGGCGGCGAGGCGGTTGGAGGCGTCGGTGAGCATCCGGTAGGCGACGTTGGGTGCGGCCTCGCTGGTGGTGTCGGTGCCGGGGAACTCGCCGGAGCCTTTGTGGACTTCGCTGGCGACGCCCCAGGTGAGGGCGTCTTCGTCCGTCTCGGCGAGCTGGACGACCTTGGCGCGCCAGTAGTCGACCTCGCCGGCGGTCCAGTGGACGAGCTCGAGGAGCGCTTCGGCGGGGTGGATGTCGCGGCGCGCGCCGAGCCGGGCGACCTCGGCCTCGGCTCGGGCGATGGCAAGGCGGCGTTCGGCTGCTGCCTTCGCTTGGGGGGAGGCGCCGCCGTGCATGCGACAGCGGGTGCCCCCGGGGACGGGTGGACGGCGACACGTGCCGCCGTTGCGGGTGCGGGCGCCGCACAGCGTGGGAACCTCAGACATGGCTTCTACCTCCATCCGACGTGAACTCTGAGACGATTGCCGCCATCGTCGGCGCGGCAGTGGGTGGCGGGTTAACGTGGATCGCGACCTGGGTGACGACCAAGCAGCAGTGGAGGCGAGAAGCTCGGCTGCGCCACCTAGAGCGTCTGGAAGACGCGGTCGTTGAGTTGCGGATTGTGTGCGGTGAGCTGTCTGTGCGATCCGAGGTCGACCCGCAGTACGCCGACCTGCTGGCTCGATCGCGATGGCTGCTAGACCTCGTGTCGGTGCGCGCGCGGTCGCGCCACGAGGTCTTCTCGCTGCTTCTCGATCGGCTGCACAGGTACCACTTCGAGGCGCTCGAGATGGTCAAGCCGGACGGCTCGCTCACCGACGACGGTGACCGACAGTCGCGAGATGCGCTGGGGCTGATGGCAGTGGTGGTGCACGCGTGGCTCGAGAATCCCGACGAAGTCCGCCGCGGCTCGCCGTTGCTCGAGGAGTTGGAGGAGCTGCTGGAGGAGCAGAAGGTCCCGCACCTGCGCTGAGGGCTCATGACGCGCCGCCGTCACCCAACTGCGCCGCCCGCTCGGCGCGTTCTTTGCAGGCGGCGCAGGTGCATCGGACGGGGCGTGGCTGGGGCCATCCGGGTGGGTTACCCACGGCTGGCCTCCTGCCCGGCTTCTGCCCGCTCGCGGCGCAGCAGTTCGCGCTGGACGTACCAGGCGGCCTTGCGCAGGTCCTCGAGTGCGTTTCCCTTCTCATCGGCGCGCCAGATGTACTTGATGGCGTTGCCGAGGTTGAAGCTCATGTGTTCGACGACGGCGATGCATTCGATGCCGGAGGGGTGTGCGTTGTAGTGGGCGGGGTGGTCGACGGTCTCGGCCATCACGCACCGTCCTCGGTCGCCTCGGGCTCGGGACCGGCCACTGCGGCGCTGAGGATCAGCCATGCTGGTTGCGGTATGCCGATGGCCTTGGCCTCGTCGAGGGCTGCGAGATACCGCGCCGCCTTGGCCCGCTCGTCGGCCAGCGCACGCTCGGCAGCTTCAGCGCGGGTCACTGCATCAGCGACGAGATCCACCGCGCTGTAGAAGTCGAGCACCGCCGACTTGCCGAGGTTCCGCCATCGGTCCAAGAGCTCGAGCAGCTCGGCTGGCCCGGCGCTGGGTACGGGGACGTCGGCGTCCCGGGTTGGGGGCACACCGTGGAGGGGCGCAACACCCGGGACGTCCCGAGCAGCCAGCTCCACGAACGCGCCGTGCAGCGCCCGCAGCCGTTCGACCTTCTCGGCCGTCCAGCCGTGCACGGCCGCCAGCTCGAGCATCGTGTCCTCGACCTCGTCCGGGTCGTCATCCTCGTCCGAGTCCCAGCCGACCACGATGCCGTAGATCCACGCGAAGTCCCGAGCCGCGCCCCAGTCGGCCGACGAGAAGACGATCGCGTCGCGCAGCGCCTGGAGCGGATCGAGGCCGTCTCCGGCCTCGGCCAGCCGGTGGGCGAACAGCACTCGCGGGGGCGCCTCGTGCATGGGGTTGTCCTGGTCGCCGCTCGACGCATGGGGTGCGGGGGGGTCGCTGTGGTCTCGGCCGGCGTGGGTCATGGCGTGGTCCTCTCGACGGGTGGTGCGGGACGTGGTGGGGACGCGGTCTGAGCGCGTCCCGTGCTTGGGGACGCGGTGGGGCGATTTCGTGCTCACTGACCGCGTCCCTTGCTTAGAGAAGCGGGCAAGGGGACGCGGTCGTCTTGTGCCCGGACGGGGACGCACTCGGGACGCAGTCGGGACGCGGTCAAGACGAGGTCAGGACTCATCGGATTGGTCCTCTCGGAAGGTCGCGATGACAGAGTGGTTGCGGGTGCCGCGAGGGCCTGCGGTGACGGTCAGATAGCCCTCGGCGACGAGCGCGTTGACAGCCAGGCGGAGGTACTGGACCTTGCCGGTGACGCCCTTCTCGATGTCGTTCTGCGAGGCCCCGGGGTACATCTCGACGTAGCGCGAAACCCGCTCCATGAGGTGGGTGGGGCGACCAGCACCGTCGGCGCTCTTGGGCATCGAGGACGGTTCCTCGAGCCAGGCGGACATGGATTCGCCGCGGGAGTCGATGACGAGGTGGGCGACGGCGTTGCCGAGGGCGATCTCGCGAACTGCGCCGGGCCGGTCTTTGTGGACGGCGATGGCGGCTCGGCCGATCTTGCCGCGGCCGAAGGGTTCGAGGACTTTGACGCCGTAGGCGGCGCCGTCGAGGCCGGCGAGCTTGTGTCCGGCGCCAATGGCCCAGCGGCCTTGTTTCTCGCTGTCTTTGACGACGTGGTCGATCTGGAGGACGGCGGGGCCGAGGTCGGCGAGGTGGCGGGGGAGGAGGTCGAGGTAGCGGGCGGCGTCTTCGTTGTCGAGCAGGGAGAGGCCGTGCATTGTCATGGCTTCGGTGACGCCGTCGATGATGGCGAGGCTGGACTGGGCGGCGTACTGGTCGAGGAGTTTGCGACCTGGGACGTCGATGGCGTTGCTTGGTCGGATGTAGTGGAAGCGCTCGAGGATGGCCTGCTGGGGTGCGCCGAGGTGAACGAGGCGGGGGATGACGCGGCCGGCGCGGTCTTCGAAGTCCACGTAGGTGACGTGCTCGTCGTCTGTGTGGCGCAGGATCTGCACGGCGGCGATGAGCGCGATCCAGGACTTGCCTGACTCGGGTTCGCCGCTGATGGAGTGGACGGCGGCGGGGTAGAGCAGGCACTGCCCGTCTTGCCGTGCGAGTTGGGTGGGCTGTTCGAGGATTTCGCCGTTGGCGAGGATGTCGGCGAGGTCGACGGGTGCCCAGGAGCTGCTGGTTGCGGCGTCTACGCCGGGGACGCCGCGTGGGATGGCTGCGAGTTCGTTGGTGGCGGCGTCGAGGAGTTCAAGGGTGGATCCGCCGGCGGGCTGGTTGGCGAGTTGGCGGATGCGTGTGCCGACGGTGTCGAGGCGGCGCCTGGTGGCGACGTCGGCGACGATCTCGGCGTGGAAGGCGGGGTCGATGATGCCGGTGCCGCGGAAGTGGAGGGCTTCGAGGGTGGAGCGGCCGCCGATGCGGGAGAGGTCGGTGCCGAGCTGGTTGGCGACGGTGGTGACGTCGACTGGTCTGGTGCGGGCGTAGAGGGCGACGACGGCTGCGTAGATGAGTTCGTGGGCGGGGTGGTGGAAGTGTTCGGCGGTGAGGATGAGGGTGACGTCGTCGAGGGTGGCTGGTCGGTGGAGGATGCCGGCGAGGACGTCGCGTTCGGCTTCGTGGTCGTGGGGTGGCTGGTTGGTGGTGTCTTCGTCGGGGGGTGGGGCGAGTGTGAGGTGGCGGTCGGTCACGCGTCACCTCCGGCGGCTGGCTGGAAGGCGGAGCAGGCCGGGTAGGACTTCCGGACGTCAGGGCCGGTCCCGTAGTAGGCGGGGCTGCCACCGGTGAGCGTGAGCTCGCACTTGAACCAGCGCCGGTCGGGGCGGATGTCCTTGACGAGGAGGTGGGCGCAGTCGCCGCAGGTGCCGAACTCGGGCCGGGTGGGCCTCTTGGTGATGGGGTGGATGCCCTGGGCGAGGAGTTCGCGTCGGCGGGCGGTGCGGCGAGCGTCCTGGCCGAGGCCCTGGTAGGGGTCGGGGGTGGGCTCTGTCGGCACCTCGAAGGGTGTGGCGTCGAAGAGCTGTGGGTCGCTCACCGTGGTCCTCCCGAGTCGGTGTGGAAGTTTTGGGGGTGCCCGCCCCGCGCGGGCTGCCTTCCGTGCGGGGCGGGCGGCTCCGCCAGTGGGATGGCGGAGTGGTGACCGGCAGGGGACCGGTCAGGTGCGGTTGGCGCGCCTCGAGCTGGCGGCCCTACGACGTCGCTTCTTCTTGGCGGCGTCCGCAACGGCTCGTGCCGCGACGCGCACGCCGGTAGCACTGGACCCGGTGATGAGGACGGTGTCCGGCGTGGGCTCGACGAGCGGGATCTCGTCGCCGATGAGGAGCGGGCCGGTGTGGCCGGTGCGGTAGTTGACCTGCATCACGCGGCTCCGTCCGTCTCATCGTCGGTGGAGTCGCCGCTGGCGAGGCGCTCCAGGGCGGCGTCCAGCTGCTCGGGGCCGACGAGCACCGCGCGGGCGTGGGATCCGTCTGTGGGGCCGACAATGCCGTGGGTCTCGAGCAGGTCCATGAGTCGGCCGGCCTTGGCGTACCCGACGCGGAGCTTGCGCTGGAGCATGGATGTCGAGCCGAACTGGGTGGAGACGACGAGGTCGACCGCCTGGCGCAGGAGGGCGTCGTCGTCGGGCTCGGCGCGCGTGATCTCGCCGGTGTCAACGTCGACGTCAAAGGTGCCGCCGGTGAAGACGCCCGAAGCGGTGGCGAGGTCGAAGGGCAGCGGGTTGTCGCCCGTGCGGCGACGGTACGCGGCGTCCATCGCGGCGCGGACGAGGTCGTGGTTGCCGGACCGGTCCGTGATGACTTCCACGTGCAGGATGCGCACAGTCGGCTCGGTGTCGCCGGTGTCGGTGTCGGTGGTGATGCTCTTGCAGTCGACCTCGGCGACGATGATGTGGGACTGGTCGGGCTGGTTTACGAGGGCTCGGTCGATGGCGACGAGCCCGTTCTGTGGCCCCTTGGGGAGCTGGGTCGCGATCTTCATGCGGCGGTGTCCTTCCTGTTGGCCTGCCCCGGGTGGGCGAGGTCTGCGTTGCGTGCGAGCTGGTCGAGGAGGTCCCGGCGGCCGGCGCGCCTGAGCGCGTTCTGGATCGCGGTGCGGTCGCGGTAGCCGAGCCGGTCGGCGATCTGCTGGGTGGTCGCGAGCGGCTCGTCGTCGAGGAGGAACTCGATGTCCTCGAGCAGGTCGTCCTGGTTCCGACCACGGCCGGTGGCACGGTCGACACCGAGGTCGGGCGTGGCCGCGGGGTCGTCGATCGAGTCGTCGTCCCACGCGAGCGGCGGAGCCCAGCCGCGCTTGGCAGCGATGCCGCGGGTCTTGGCGCTGGGCCCGGGCGTGGACCACAGCGCGTCGTACGCCTGGTGGATGGCGTCGCGGTTGGCGGCGGTGATCCAGTCGCCGGCCTGGTTGCTGATGTTGTGCACGACGGCCGTCGTGACGCCTGCCGCGTCGGCGATGGCCTGGGCCGGGTGGCCGATGGTCTGGAGTGCGCGGATGCGGCGACGGGCCCCGATGGCCGGGACGAACCCTCGCGGGGCGCTCCGGTCGTGGCCGTGCTCGGGGCGTACGGCGAGGATCCGCGTGGCGATCGGTCGCGTGATGTGCTTGGGCGCGTGCCGCGTCAGCTGCGTGATGGCAGACGGGGAGACGGCTGCCGCTTCCGCGATCGAGCGCTTCGACAGGCCGGAGGCGAGCAGTTGCTCGAGGTGCTCGACGACGGGAGCGGGGTCGATGTAGCGCTTGATGCCGCGGTCGCGGTCGAGGCGCCACTTCTTGGCGTAGCGGTAGTCGTAGCTCATGCCCGGTCCGCCGCTCGCTGGGCGAGTTCGCGCGCGGCGATCTCGACGTCGTCCATGGGGACGATCACGGTGAGCTGCAGGGCCTTCGCGGCGCGCTGGTTCAGGCGCTCCATTGCGAGCTCGATCCGCTCGGCGTCGAACGGCCCCGCGTGGTCGCCGCCGTAGGTGATGGCCTGCAGGATGGTGGCGACGTCGCTGGCCTCTCCGATGTTCACGACGTCGCCCCCGCGCGCTCGATGACGGTGAGGCGGTCCGGCCGGGCCGATGCGCTCGTGAACCCGGGGGTGCCGTGCGGCTCGAGATCGGCGAGGACCTCGCCCTGCGCTGTGGTCCAAAAGCCGGCCACGCGCCAGTCGCGCTTCCCCTTGCCGATGCGGACGATGTCGCCGACGGAGACGTCGCCGAACCGCTCGACAGGGGAGTGCGGTCGGTCGAGTTCGGCAATAGCCTTGTCGGTGGGCCAGTAGCGGACGTCCTGGTCGCTCATCACGCCACCTGCTCTCGGAGGACACGCCGCTCATCAGCTCGGATGGCCCTCTCCCAGCAGGGCGGGCAGCCAGCGCCGCCGACGGTGCGGCGGTACTCCTGGTGCGTGCACAGGTCACGCACTGCGGAGCGGAGGGGATGGGTCGCCCAGTAGCGCGCCGCTTCCTTGCCGCTGCCGATCTTCGCCACTCCGCCGGATCGGGTGCGCTTCACCTGGCGAGCGAGCTCGGTCGCCTGCCCGATCGTGAGGGTCTCGTCCTCGACCATGTCCTGCGCCTCGGCCGGCAGCTCAAGCAGCAGCAGACGCGAACGGATCAGCGCGGCCGAGTAGCCAGTCGACCTGGCGATGTCCGCGATGGTGACGCCTTCGCCCTGCAACGCCTTGAACGCGCGGGCCTGCTCGAGGGGCTTGAGCTCTTTGTGCATGGCGGCTGCGAGCATGGTCGTGGTGACCTGGCGGACGCCGGCGTCCGTGGTGACGAGGCACATCACGTAGGGGACCTGTGCGCGGCGGGATGCCTCGAGACGGCGGTGGCCGTCGGTGACGACCAGAGTGCCTGCTTGGTCGTTGACGATGAGCGGTTGGAGGAGGCCGTTGGCGCGGATGGACGCGGCCAGTTCGTCGATCTCCTCGAGCTGCTCGCGGACGTTCCGGCGGTTGGCGACGAGATCGGTGGTTCGCACCCGTCGAAGTTCGATGCTGGCCATCAGACGTCCTTCCCGCAGTCACAGCTGGTGAGGAAGCAGCGGGGGCAGGTCGTCTCCGTGGCGCCGGCGGCCGGTGTCACGTTGACGCATGACGCGTGCACGAGCTGGTCGTCGTCGGTGTAGGTGACCTGCTCGTCGGTGCCGAATCCGAGATCGCAGGCGTCGCAGCGTCCGGGGTACCGGGCCGGGAAGGTTCTGGCCATCACGACACCGCCTTCCCGCGGTACACGGGCGGCAGCACGGCTGGTCGGATGCCGGTGTTGCGGACGGTGTAGAGCTCGACGTCCGCACCGGGCGCCTCGTCGCGGCAGGCGTAGACCTTGAAGACATGCATGGCGACGATCAGGGAGTCGTCGGCGATGACCCCGGCCGCAGTAAGCGCGTCGAAGGTGGAGCGCTGCAGCTTGTCGCCGTCGCCGGCGCCGCGGCTGGTGACGTAGACGGGTGCGTCGTCGCGGAGGATGTGGGCGTTGCGGCCGGTGCGGTAGTGGGACTTGGGCCGGGCGAACCGGAACGTGATCTGGACGCCGACGGCGCCGGTGGCGCGGTCCCACTCGTCGCTCGCGAGGTGCGCGGTCTCGGCTGCTGCCTTGACGTCGGTGCGCCAGGGCTTGACCTTCTTGGAGGACTCGACCATGACGCCGTTGCCGACGTGGCGTTTGGAGCCTTGGGCGCCGGGGGTGCCGTTGACGGTGAAGACGAGGCGGCTCATCGCGACCCTCCTCGGGTGCAGAGCATCCAGAACCCGGCGATGCCGCAGATGACGAAGATGGGCGCGAGGACCAGGACGGCGACCTCCATCACGCGCTCCTGCGTGGGAGCGTGTCGAGCTGGTCGCCGATCTCCTTGACCTGCTTGGCGATCTCGGACGTGGCCGCGGCAGCGGCGAGGGTGGCGTGCACCTGAGCCTGCGCGCAGAACGCGACGGCCGAGGCGGCGTCTCGGTCGTCGCCGGTGTCGGTGTGCTCGTGCGAGAGCCAGAGCCACCGCTCGGCCTCGCTGTAGTGCTGCTGCGGGGTCATGTTCTTGTTTGCGCTCACGCGACGGCCTCCGATTCGGTTGCGGGTGTGGGGAGTTGATCGGGTGACCAGTCCGGGGGAGGGGACTGGATGGGCCACTCGCGGGACACGTCGTCGGTCTTGCCCTGCTTGCGCAGGTAGGCGCCGAACGACTCGGCCTGCTGACGCTTCTCGTCGATGAGCCAGCCGTGAACGTCGCGGGCCGAGCCCTGCGCGCCGGGGTACTTCTTGGCGATGTGCCAGGCGATCCGGCCAGCGGCGAGAGCGTCGGCGGCTGCGCCGTGGGCGTCCTGCTCGGAGAGGTCGACGCCGTAGTGAGCTGCGACGTCGACGAGCTTTCGAGATCCCTTGCGGTACCGGTCCGCCCACTTGTCGAGGACGAACGTGTCGATCACCGGGCAGATCGCGAGCAGGTTGCGCGCGAGGTCATCGTGGCCGTGGCGGATCAGCTCGGCGTGGAGCATGGTGAGGTCGTAGCTGACGTTGTGGCCGATGACGGGCATGCCGCTGCGCTGGGTGCACGACAGCAGGTCGAGCGCGATCTCCTTGACGGCGATGACGGCGGGTCGGCCGCCGAAGCGGGCATGCTCGGTGGTGATGCCGTGGACGGCGGTGGCGCCTTCGCTGATCGCGATGACGGGGTCGACGAGCCACTCGCGGGTGACGGTCTGGTGGCCGCCTCCGGCCTCGATGACTGCGGCGGTGACGATGCGGTCGCGGTGCGGGTCGACGCCAGTTGTCTCGAGATCGAAGAGACACATGCGGCCCTCGTGCCAGTTCATGCCGGCACCGGCTGCGCGCGCAGCGTGTCGAGAGCGGCCTGCAGGTCAGCCGCGGTCAGGTCCGCGACGGGCTGGGCGAACTCCTGCTCGAGCAGCTCGCGCATCGCTGCGTTACCGACGCCCCGCTTGCCGCACTCGAGGACCAGCGCCTGCCACACCGCCTCGCGGTCGCCCGCATCGTCCACCAGCTCGGCGTCGACAGGCTCGTCGGACGGCACGTCCGGCTCGGGCTCCTTGAACGCGCCCGCACGGGCCATGATCCGGCCCTTGAGCTCCTCGTCCAGATGCCCGGCCTGACCGGCGTCACGCCAGATCTGCTGACACTGCTCGACCGACGTAGCGTCGGCCAGCATGGCGTCATAGTCCGGCCGCGGCGCCTCGATCGCGGTGAGCTGCTGCGCGGCCGGTCCCGCCTCGATCGCGGGTGTGCCGCCCGTGCCGCCGACGAGCTCGACGAGACGCTTCTTCGTGACATGCAGGTCAAGGACCGGCACCACGAACCGGGACGTCTGCGGGCCCTTCGGAGTCTCGATGATCGAGGACCGCTCAGCCAGTGACAGCGTCGCCGGGACCAGGTCACCCACGTGCATCGCGAGCTCCGCCATGGTCGGCAACTCGGCGGCCGCGTTCCAGCCCTTCGACTCCATCCGCCAGACGCCGAGCGTCTCGATCTCGGCGAGCATCACCGACAGGCGCGTGGTCGGCTTCTCCGTCGCCTCGATGTGCTGAGGGTCGTCCGGGTTGCAGTAGGCGCCGGTGGCGTCCTTCTCACCGTCGCAGCGGTGCAGGCAGCCAGCCTTCGACCACAGCTCGTACCACTGGGAGAAGCCGCCCTTGACGACGATGACGGGGATGGAACGGGCGTCGGAGATGACCTCCCACTCGGCCTTGCCGGCGTTGTCCCAGGCGCGGGCCTCGCCGCCGTACCGGTGGGCGATCTCCTCGATGAGCCGCTGGTTGGGGCTGGTGAAGCGGAACCGGTCGAGCTTCTCAGGGCGCGTGTACTGCCTGCCCTGCTGGCTGGTTCCCGTGACCTTCTGCCCCAAGCGGATCCGGCCCTGCTCGGCCATGCGGCGCTGTATGTTGATGATGGGCATGGCTCATGCCGCCTTTCGGGTGCTGGTGCGCTGCTTCGGCTTGGCCGTGCCGCGCGGGGTGATGGGTCGCAGGCCCTTGGCGACGTCCTGGTGGAGCCACTGGGTGCCGGTGAGGAAGCCGCGGTACGCGGTCCACTCCTCGAGGCCGGAGGGCACGGGGATGAACTCGTAGGAGTCGATGCGGAGGTTGAGGATCGCGGTGCCGGCGATGGGCTTCGGCATCGGGATGACGGAACCGTCGGGCAGCCACGCCTCCTGCGCGTGGCGCTGCGCGGCGAGCTGCAGCGGCTGCTCGTCGTAGAGCACGTCCGCGGCCTTGGTGCTGCTGGTCTTGATGTCGTAGATCCAGAGGGCACGCTTGCCCGCGGGCAGCTGCTTGACCTTGCCTTCGATGAGCCCGTCGAGGCGCAGCCACGCCATCACGTCGAGCGTTCCGGCGAGACCGAGTGAGGGGTGCGCGACGGTGAGCTCGGCGGCCTCGACGTGCTCGGTGATGTCGATGTCGTAGTCGGCGAGGAACCGGAGGTACTGCGCGAGGAACGGCTCGACCTCCTCGTCGGTCATGATCGCGCGGCCGGTGAGGTGTGCCTCGGCGTGGTCGTGGACGCGGGTGCCCAGGTCGGCGGCGGTCTCGCGGACGACCTTGATCTCGCGCTTGATGGTCTTGACCAGGCAGGGGGTGCAGCGGCCGCATTCGTCGGCGACGCGCTTCGGCTTGCACTCTTCGATCAGGCCGGACGCGACGAGCATTGGGAGCATGTCGAGCGCCTTGTCGGCGGTGACCTTCGCTGCCCAGGGCACGAGGGCGGGCTTGGAGATCGAGTCGAGGACGTTGGTGATGGAGACGAGCTGCTGCCCGGTGATGGGGTGCGTGTAGTACCGGCCGTGGTCGGTGTCGTGGGCCTGCTTCGGGGAGGTCATGAGCGCACGTCCTCGGCTACGGCGTCGAGGACGTCGGTGCATCGGGAGCAGACGGGCCGCGGGTCGGTGAGGGCGTCGACGAGCTCGGCTGGCTCGAGGTGGTGGCGCATCTCGCGGTGTCCGCAGACGGTGCAGCGGATCCAGGCGGTGAGGCCGTGCTGGAGTACGACGCGGTCGGCCGCCGCGGTGGCGATGGTCTGTGCCCGGGTGGCGGGGTGCTTCGCCTTGGCGTCGGCGATGCGGGCGCGGCGGCTGCCGCGGAGCAGGTAGAAGAACCCGATGAGGGATGCGCCCTCGAGCAGCAGCGCAATCGTGGTGTCGGTCATCGCCAGTCACCTCCGATGCGGGCCTCCTCGCGGCGCAGCGAGAGGCAGTCGTTCTCGGTGTCGCAGGTGCGCCATGGCACGGAGTGCTGGTGGTCACAGTCGGCCTGCCACTCGGGGCCTGCGATGAAGGACTCGGCGAGCCGGGCCGGGGCGACCATCCAGTGCGCGGTGGCGGATTCGGTGTCGCGCCAGTAGAAGACGACGCCTGCGTCGTCACGGACGGCCGGGTAGGCGAAGCCCTGCTTCACCTCGCCGGGCTGCCCGGCCGGGCGCTCGGTCATGCACTGGTTGAGGGTCCGGGGGGCGCTCATGACGTGGCCTCGATCCACGCGGCCTGGCGGTAGAACCGGTCCTGCCGGATGAGGGATGCCTCGATGGCGCGGGTCTCTTCGGCGTAGCGACGCTCCCGCTCGGCGGGGCCGTAGAGGGCGACCATGTCGGCGAGGTGCTCGGCGGCGATCTCTGAGGTCTGCTCGATGGAGTGGCCGTCGGCGCGCAGCTCGGTGATGAGCCAGCGAGTGTCCGCGACGGTCGCCATGTCGAGAGCCGCGGAGATGATGGGCTGGGTGCTCATCGGCCACCGTCCTTGTGGTCGCAGGCGTGCCCGCAGGAACAGCCGCCAGCGCGGGCCGGTCCGTAGACCTGCACACCGATGACCTCGTCGAACGTGGCCCAGCGCGTGTACAGCGTGTGGCCGGATGCGTAGGGCGAGGGCGCATCGTCGAGGAGTTCCATCACCGAGTCGACGTCGTCAGCGTCGATGCACTGGATGGTGATGTTGCCGTCGCGGCTGATGCTGAGGTTCCACGGGTCGACGTGCGCGGCCTCGACGACCGAGGCGATCTCAGAGAGACGCGCAACGCGCTCCGTGGGGGTGATGATGGTGACCTGCTGGGTCGTCATGAGACGATTCCTTCCGTCGTGAGCACCCGTTGTTTCCTTGCCAGGAGCGGGTGCTCCGTCATTTCTCTGGGGTCTTGCACGGACCGGCGGTTGGGGGGTCTGACCCCGCCGGCCCGGCGATCTAGGCGGCGCGCCTGCTGTCGAGCCAGCGCTCGAGCAGCTGCTCGTCGTAGCGCCAGCGCGGCCGGTTCTGCGTGCCGAGGTTCAGCGCGAACGCGGCGTACTCGCCGCGGCGCGTGTGGGTGCGGACGGTCTCGAGGTGCTCCCCGAGGCGCTCCGCGACCTGCTGCGCGGTCAGGAGGACGGTCGGCTTCTTCGTGCTCACGCCGCCACCTCGTAGCCGAGCTGCTTGAGCGCGTCGGCGTGGTTGTCGACTTCGAGCACGGCCAGCGGCGCCCAGCTGGTGACGTTGCCGTCGGCGTCGGCGATGACGACGAGGGTTCCGTGGTCGCCGTTCGTGCGGGGCCCGATGGAGACGACGACGTAGTCGACGCGCTGACCGGTGGGCAGCTCGATCGGCTGGTCGAGCTGGAAGAGCGCGGCGTCGTTGATCCACGGGAGCGCCCGGATGCGGGTCGCGGTGTTCATGCCGCCCTCCGCGTCTGACGCGTCGTCGATCGGGCGACCTGTGGTCCCTTCACAGGGGACTCCATGCGCAAAAAAAGAGTCGTCTCCGGCACGTCGAGAGCTTGCTCGATGCGTCGCGCGATCTTCTCCGTGCAGGACCTCTTCTCGCCCTTCGTGAGCAGGTGGATGAACTGTCGAGAGCATCCAGCGGCTCGTGCCAGGCGGGCCTGGCTGAAGTCCCTGTGCTTCATGTGGGCGACGAGCAAGTCGGCATCTCGCAGTTTCATCCAGCGGCTCCGTGGGGCGATTCGTCGGGATTTGCTCATCCTCACCCTCTCCCTTCTGGTTGTCAACCTTGTGTGGACCAAGAGTCGCATGGAGGTTGACTGGGTGTCAACCGGTTACATGAATGTGGTTTCGCAGCCAGATGCCCGTTCGCGCGTTGACCTGCGCATCTGTTGGTTGACAACATGAGGCGTCCGCAAGTCCCCTTGCGGTTGACAGGCGCGTGGCCTACCGGCGTGGCGCCGCTCGACTGCGCAGAGGAAGGTTTATCCGTGCACGCACTGCGTCGCTTCATCGAGCAACAGCTGGAGGACAACGGATGGACCCCCGCGGACCTAGTACGCCAGTCCGGGCTGTCGAAGCAGCACCTGTCGAAGATGCTGAACGACGACCGCGACCGGCTGTCGCGTCTCCCGAACGAGGAGACGCTCGTCGGGCTGTCCCGCGGGCTGCGGGTGCCGCTCAACACGATCGTCCTCAAGGCCGCCCAGGCCTGCGGGGTGCCGATCGACGTGACCGAGGTCGCTGTCGCGTCGCCGCGGGCGCTCAGCACCGATCAGCTGCTCGAGGAAGTGCGCCGGCGCATCGAGGGTGGTGTGGCTGATGCCGCCGCCACCAACGAGGCCGGGCAAGCCGGCTCGAACGTGAAGGACTTACCGAAGCCTCCGACGATGGACGACATCAACGAGGGTCGGGCGGCAGCGCACCGCACTCGCCGGCGGCGCGACGGGGACCGTCAGAGCTGACGGATACGGTGCGCGAACAGGTCCAGGAAGGGGCCTGACGAACGAAGAGTCAGGGGTTCGTCCGTGATGCATCACCCGTGGCGTGCCGTACGCGCACTCGTCGATTGGACCGTCTACTGGACCAGTGATCTGCCCGACGGCGTGGACGCCGCGACCAGGTGGGCGGACCGGACGATCTGGGTTCGCGTGGGCCTGTCGCAGGTGCAGCGGCGGTGTGTCATCGAGCACGAGCGGCAGCACGTGCTGCGTGGCCCGGGCGGCAATGTTCTCTACGAGGAGCGGACGGTTGATGTGGCCACCGCTCACGCGCTGATCCGGCTCGAGGACCTGGTCCGGGCGGCGAAGTGGGCGCGGTCGATGCCGGAGCTCGCGGACGAGCTGAACGTGACGGAGGACGTGGTGCACGTCCGCCTGAGACATCTGCACCCGTCAGAGCGCGCAGTGCTTCGACGGGCGACAGAGCACGAACCCAGCAACGATCAGGACCAGACCGTCTGACGATGGTCGGATAGGGGAGCACCATGAGGTACACGGCAGGAGTCCTGGTGGCGCTCTCCGCGCTGGCCGGGTGCAGCTCGAGCGTGACAGGCGACCATGTGACGACGAGCACTCCGGCGCCCGCGCCGACGAGCACGACTCGCAGCGCCGCCGACGTCGAGCGCGACGCGATCTCCCTCGTGCACGCAGCTAACCCGAACATCCCGGACGAGCAGATCCGGCAGGCCTTCAGCAGAGTGTGTGACTACATCACGGCTCATCCGAACGGTCAGGCGATCCTCGCTCTGCGGAGCGAGTTCGTGAGCCGGAAGGTATTCGACGCCCCCACAGCCACCACCCTCATCGGTGGGGCTGTGGCGGCCAAGTGTCCGCAGCATCGACCGCTGCTCCAGGGCCTCTGATGGTGCCGGCTGCGGACCTTCTCGCGTTCGAGCGTCGCTGGCTGAACGAGCCCGCGGCCCTGGATGGGCGGAAAGCCCAGGCGATCCGAGAGACGTTCGGTGTCAACGAGACCCGCCACTACCAGCGGCTCGTGCACGCGCTCGGCACCCGCGAGGCGTGGGAGGCAGACCCCGGCACGACCGCGATCCTGACCGAGCGGCTGCGCCTCAGGGCTCGGGGGAGAAGGGCTGGCTGATGGGGCACGTCAAGGACCGGTGGACCGTACCCGGGCCTAATGGCCGGCGGGTCAAGGGGCCACGTCACGGCCGTGGGAAGCGGTGGCTCGCGTCCTGGATCGAGCCGACCGGCCGCGAGAAGACGAAGGCGTTCGCGACCAAGGACGCCGCGGAGGCGCACCTGTCCACCGTCGACGTGTCGAAGCGGACCGGCAGCTACGTGTCAGAGACCCGGATCTCCTTCGGGGACTACGCGGACCGGTGGCTGGCGCACCAGGTGCACCAGGCGCCCCGGACGCGCGCCAACACCGACCGGTTGATCCGGCTGCACGCGAAGCCGACGCTCGGGGCCATGCCGTTGCAGTGGGTCACCCGCTCGCACATTCAGTCGCTGATCTCGACGAAGGCGATCGACGAAGGCATGGCGCCCGTGTCGGTGCGCCAGCTCTACTCGTACATCGCCGCGATCTTCAACAGCGCGGTCGAGGACCGGGCCGTCGCGGTGACCCCGTGCCGGAGCATCAACCTGCCGCCTGTGGGCCGTCGGCTGCTGCGGCCCCTCGAGGTCGCCCAGGTGCGGCACATCGCCGACGCGGTGCCAGCCAACCTCGCCGGGATGGTGTGGCTCGGCGCGGGGACGGGGCTTCGGCCTGGCGAGCTCAAGAGCCTGACCGTCGACCGTCTCGTGGATGACATGCTGCGCGTCGACCGCCAGCTGGACGAGGGCACCTCGGCGACGAAGCTCGTGTGGGGGCCGCTGAAGACTGACGCGTCGTACCGGACGTTGCAGTTGGCCACGGTCACCCACAAGCGCCTGCTGGAGCACCTGGAGCAGTTCCCGCCCGGGCCAAACGGGCTGCTCTTCACCTCGAGCCGCGGCAACCCGTTGGGCCGGGGCCGGCTGTCGGAGATCTGGTCCCGGGCGACTGAGGGCATGGGGCTGCCGGCCCGGTCGGGGTGGCATGATCTGCGGCATCACCACGCGTCGTTGCTGATCGCGAGCGGGCGCTCTCCGAGGGCGGTCGCGGACCGGTTGGGGCACGCCGACCCTTCGGAGACACTGCGGACCTATGCGCACTTGTGGCCGTCGGATGTGGCGCTGATCTTGGCGGCAATCGACGCGGCGCACGGACCAGATACGGACCAACCCAAGTGAAAGCGCAGGTCAGAGCGTGATAGATCACTTCGGCATCTTCCGACCGATCTGAGCGTGGAATCGTGCTCGCCGTGCGTGGGAGTGACCTGACCTGCGCAGACGCCATGACAGTGCGGGACAGTGCCGGAAAGTGGGGGACCAGATGGGGGACGGACCTGTGCGGACCAGGACGCCTCGGCGGACGCTCTGACGGACCAGTGACGGACCCGTTAGTTAAGGATGAAGGCGCAACCTTAACTACGGTCGAGGGAAGCGCAGGGCTTCATCCACACCCCCTCCTGCGGTCCGCGCGCTGTCCACAAGCCAGCCCGGAAGGGGTGCCTCGATGAGGTCGGGTAGGCAAGTGTCGGAGCTGCGGCCAGGACACCCCAGATACGCGGGAAGCGCAGCCGTGGCTGGGGGGTGCACACCCCAGCCTCAGCCGACCGGAGTGAGCAGCTCGGCGGCGAGCCACTGCTGGGCGAGCACGCCGTCTGTCTCCAGGTAATAGGAGACGAGGGCGAACCATGCGCCGTCTCGCTGCTCCCAAGCGATGACGATGCCGGGGTGTGGGCCTGGGGCCTCGCGGGTGCCGTCAACCCAGCAGTGGCGTCGGCTCGGTGGCGTGGGCGGGATGGGGTGCGGTTGTAACCTCCGTGATGCTCCGCCGGCCATAGGACAACGATAGAACGTCTGTTCGAGAGGGCCGACGCCCGCACAGGGGGAGCGGACGCCGGCAATCGGAACCGTACCCGGTCGCTTCTGTGGATCTCATCGATCGGCTCACGGCGCGCCGCCGCGCGTGGCACGGTGAGAGAGCACTGGGGGTGCGTTGCTCGGCCAGGAGGCCGGCCGTCGCCTCGGGGGCATAGCAAATGAGCCCCCGCCCACCGTGAGGTGAGCGGGGGCTCTGTGCTGGCCGCTTATGTGGCGTGGGGCGCCGCGGCCGGCCGTTGCGATCTGGTCGCGAAGGTGACGCTACGTCACGGCGGTGACAGTGATCAGTGGCGCGGTTCGTAGTCCTCGTTCGGGCCGTCGAGCGGGTCGCCCTGGAGCGCCTCCCCGAGGATGTCGTTGATGCCCTCGGTGACCGAGCCAGGCGCGGCCTCGGTGACCTCGACGGCCTCGCCGACCGGGATGTCGGCGGGCGCATCTGGGGTGGCCTCGTAGCCGGTGGGTGACGTCTCGGACGGTGCCGCGGGCGCGTCGTAGGTGGGCTGCTTCGCGTAGCCGAGGAGCCACCCGAACTTCGGTTTGATGTGAGTCTCGAAGAATCGGACCGCGACGTAGTACAGGGTGGCTACCAGGCCGCCGGCGAGCTGGCTGAGGAGGTCCTGGTAGGGGCCGGGGTCGATGCCGAGCTTGACGAGCCACGAGGTGACGAGCGCGACGAGCATCGGGACGACGGTGCGGATGATGGACGGGAGGAGCTGGCTCAACACGGTGCCTCCTTGGGCGTGGTGAGGTAGAGGACAGTGGCGGCTGCGACTCCGCCGCCGAAGGCGGCGCAGCCGAGGATGAGCAGGACGCAGCGGCGCAGCGCCCGGACCGCCCGGCGCTCGAGCTCGGGGCGGTGATCGACGCCCACGGGATCAGTCCGCGCGGAGGCCGAGGCGGCGCAGCATGAGCGGGCCAGGCCACGTCGCGGCGAGGGACGACTTCGGCCACGCCTTCGCGTTGGACGCACGGAGCTTCGCGTACACGCGCTGGGTCGCCTTGACCGACATCGGCCCGAACTTCGACGACGGCTCCTTCATCCACGCCGCGTAGTTCGCGACGCACCAGGCGCGGTCGAAGTAGTAGAGCCACGACCAGATGCGGGCGTTGTAGGCGCGGGCGACGGCGTTGGAGCGGCCGGGGCGCAGCTGCTCGTCGTCGATCTTGATGGCGGTGGAGAAGTCGTACCGCGGCGGGCGGGGGATCGTCGCGGCCGGCTTGGGCGGCGGGGGCACCTTCTTCTCGAGGCCGGGGATCGGGTCTCCGCAGAAGTCCCGGGACCAGCCGCGGTAGGTGATGCCCCACTCGCGGCCGATGGTGTTGATGTCGACTTCGCCGACCTGGCCGAGGGTGGGCCAGTCGGTTGAGCGGACACGGCCGCCGCCGACGGAGACTGCGATGTGGCCGTGGCGGCCACCAGCCCAGTAGACGGGGGCGCCGGCGGGCGGGATGCCGGTGGTGACCTTCTGGGTGGCGCGTTCCCAGGCGGCGTTCGCGTCGGCGATGCCGTACCGCTTGAGGCCGGAGGTGACGCAGTTCCAGGTGAAGTTCGCGCAGTACCCGATGGGCAGGTAGCGCGTGAAGGACCGGGCACGCTGGACGATCGTGAGCGCGTCGTTGGGGCGGAACTCGACCATCACTCCTCCTCGGCGTCGGTGAGGTCGGACAGGTCCACCTCGTTGGGGTCGAGGTCGGGCTCGACGAGGACGTCGGGTTCCTCTGCGACGTCGGGGAATCGGGTCGGCTGTTCGGACACGGCTGCCTCCTGGGCAGTGCAGAGGCCCGGCAGCGTGGCGCTGGCCGGGCCCGGGGGTTGTCCTGAAACGGGTCGCTCAGGAGTAGAGGGAGCGCAGGTTGCGCAGGTCGCGCGACGAGGGCGCGTTGACGGCCGTCGACGGGGAGACCGTCGCGTTCATGACCGACCGCTTGATGAAGGTCGGGTTGTGGTCGAGTCCGAGGCAGTGCCCGATCTCGTGCAACGCCGTGTGGTGCGCGACGGTCATGCCGGCGAAGAGCGGGTTGAGACGCACGCTGCAGCTGGTGGCGGTGCTGTCAGTGACGGACCACTGGGCGAGCCCGGCATACGGGAGGCCTGGGTCGGTGGTGATGGTGATGCAGCCCGTGCACGGCGCGTTGACGGCGCGGATGTCGACGCCGGACTTGGCCCACTGCTGCGCCGCGAGGGTGGCGCCCCAACGGGTGTCTCCGGTGGCGTCGTAGACGCGGATGGTGCCGGCCCAGCGCCACCCGTAGGTGGCGCCTTCGGCTGGCGTGGCGGACGTGAGGGTGAGGGCGAGCAGCGTGAGGGCTGCGAGCAGGGCGCGACGCATCGCGGGGTCTCCTTGTGGTGAGGGGTCCCCGAGTGGTCAGTGGTGCGGGTCAGACGCCCGCGGTTCCCGTTGCGCCCCAGCGTCGGAGCATGGGGTCGATGAGGTCGTGCAGCTGCGGCGGGATGGCGGGCTTCGGCTCGCGGCCGCCGGACATGGTGTGGCGCATCAGCTGTTCGATGAACCGGATCGCGGCGGAGAGTGACTCGTCGAGTGTCTCGACGGACGCCTCGAGCGAGTGCACCTGGGCGTCCTGCATCGCCTTGGTCCGCTCCGATTCGGCCTTCACTGCGGCAAGCTGTGCCTTGACCTGCTCTACCTCGGTCGTGAGGCGAGTGGCGACGCCCATCATGATCGCGACGGACTGATTGGCCAGGGCGACCGCGGCGGACTCCTTTGGGATGGGGTCCTTCTGGTTGTCGCGTCGGCGTAGCAGGTACCCGATGCCGCTCGCAGCGGCAAGTATGAGCGTGACGGCTGCCCCGACCAGTCCCGTCTCGGTCATGCGATCCCTGCCTCTGCCATCCGGGCTCGTACTCGCCGCTCCTCGCGGATGGTGGCCCAGTACCGCAGCCCGTGCCCGCCGCACCCGACGAGGAAGCAGAACAGCCAGGTGAGGACTCCGCGGGGGAACGATGTGACGATGGCCAGCGCGAAGACGAACCAGGCAGCGCCGGACAGGATTAGCCCGGTGCGTTCGATCTTCCAGCCCTGCATCAGGTCGTCGTCGTCGTCGAGCAGCCCGCGGATGGTCTGCACGCCGCCGAGTGCAAACAAGATGCCGGTGGCGGCCACGAGTGGTTGCGGGAGTCGTTCGATGGACTGGCTGACGGAGAAGTCGAACAGCGTGACCAGGAGCGCAAGCGTGCCGGCGCAGACCTGGAAGGTGCCGATCGACATCGCGTAGGGGTGGGCGAGCATGTGGTCGAGCACGGTTGGTGGTCGCCGGTCAGTGCTGTATCCGCGCAGTGGCATGAGCACTCCTCGTCTCCAGAGCGCGCTCAGGCGCGCGGGTAGGGCGAAAGCTCACATCGACTCCTGTCGTGGTGCGGTTGGTCGATTCGCCAGACGGGCGAGCGACGGGCGGGCATCCTTGAACGCATGCGGGGGACAGGGGAGCCGTGGCGGCTTGGGCACCGCCCCGCGCTTGACGGGGTGCGCGGCATCGCCATCCTGCTCGTGATGTGTCATCACGCGGGGATCCCGGGTTTCACCGGCGGCGGAGCGGCCGGAGTGACCGTGTTCTTCGTGCTCTCCGGCTTCCTCATTACCGAGCTGTTGCTCGAAGAGCGCGAGCGGACTGGGCGCATCTCGCTGCCGCGTTTCTACGAGCGGCGCGCGCGACGGCTCCTGCCCGCCATGCTGGCCAGCCTGGCCGTCATCGTCGCGCTCAGCACGGTGCTCGGCGCGTGGTGGTTCCGTTGGAGCGTGCTGCCGCCCGTGCTGCTCTACGTCTCGAACTGGGTGGACCCCTCGACTCTCACCGTGTCGGTGCTGCACATGTGGTCGCTCGCGGTCGAGGAGCAGTTCTACCTCGTCTGGCCAGTCGTCATCATGATCGTCGCGCGGCATGGACGGCGCCTGGTGTTGCTGCTCGCGGTGGCTGGCGTGGTGCTATCTGTACTCATCCGTCTGCGCCTCATCATGAGCGGATCCAGCCTGCCCCGGATCTACGGGGGCACGGACTCGAACGCGTTCGCGCTGATGCTTGGGGCGGCGTTGGCGGCGTGGCAGGGCAGCCGGCCGCAGCGCGCCCGACCCGGGATGCTGCTGGTCGTTGCGTCAGCGGCCCTCGCTGTGCCGATCGTGGGCTGGCCCTTTGCGCAGGCCGTGGTTTTCGGACCGGTCTTCGCCGCAGGGGTCGGTGGGCTGTTGGTGCTTGCCGCGACCGGCCGTCGCGCGCCTCGTCTACTCGGTGCACCGGCGCTCAGGTGGTTCGGCGTGCATGCCTACGGCCTGTACCTGATCCACGGACCGCTCGGCAAGATCCTCGATATCCAGTTCGGCCTGTCATGGCCATGGCACGCCGCGATCATGTTCCCGGTGTCCATGCTGCTCGCCGCGGCGTCTTACCGTTGGGTGGAAGCCCCGCTCCGTCGGGGCGGGAGTTCACTGGTCGTCGAGCACCAGCCATGCGACGTGCGTGAACGAGCCGTCGAAGAGCCTGACCCACAGCGGGTGTGACCCGAGCGGCCCGACAGTGCCGGTGTCGAGCCAAAGCGTCCCGGCCAGCCCGGAGACGGGCGGGACGGCTGAGACGACGCAGAACGGTGGCGCGGCCAGTGGCACGGGCTGGTCGCGACGAACGGCCTCGCTGTCATCGGTGAGGCGCTCAAGTTCGATGCCCAAGGTGCGCGGGCTCATGGGGTGAAGTCCGGGAGCGGACCGTCGACCGAGGCGTACTCGGCGAAGGTGAGGTCGCGGTAGTTCCCGAGCGCCGCCTGCACACCGAAGACGGCTCCCTCGGTCTCAGGTTTCCCGAAGCCGACGGGGCGGTCCTCACCCTCGTAGACGACGAAGAAACGCGGCGCCAGGGCTGGCGTGCCTGCCGGGTCGTACACCTCGACCGGACCGAACAGCACGAGGTGCCCAGTGTCGACCACATCAGCACGGGCCGCGAGGTTGAAGCCGTACCCGTGGACTGGGTCGCCAGCGAACTCCTCGTCGGTGACACCGCGAGCGGACGCCGTGGGCGTAATGATGCCCGGCGTCTGGACCGCGACGACGAGCGCCTGACCCCCGGACAGCGGCACCGTTTGAACGACCTGCGTCTCGAACTCGCCACCGGGCGGGATGTCGGTCTGAGCGCCTCCCGTGTACACCTGATACGGCATCTGCGAGTAGCCGAGGACCGGGTCGATAGTCGGTTCGAAGTCAGGGTCGATGTCGTGCTGCTGCAGCACGGCAGGACCAGTCGCCCATGCGGTCGGGTCCGACGTCGAGAACGTGACCTCGACGGCGGCGGTGGTCCACCCGCCGAACTCCGGGACGAGCGGGCCGCCGCCGGCGGGCCGGACGTACGCCTCGGTCTCGTAGCGGTGCTCGTGCGGATCGATGCCGTTCGTGACCACGTCCGGCACCGCGTTGGCGATGTCGGCCTTGATGATGCCGGGGTTGGAGCGGATGTACGCCTCGCCCGTGTAGTAGTACTGGTTCGGGCTGGCGAACACGACGTACAGGAGCGCGCCGGTGCCGTTCTGCGAGGCGGCGATCTCCCCGGTGTGCGCGGTGGTGACGCTGCCGAAGTTCGCCGTCGCGCCGACCTTGGACGCGAGGTCGTCGATGGCGAGAAGTTGCGCGTCCAGCGCGACATCCTCGGCGCCATCCGGGTCGGGGTAGGAGGCGGGATCGTTGATGTTCTCGACGAGCAGCCCAGTCTCGTTGGAGTCCGGGACCCCGAGATCGTTCCAGCGCCGGACCGCAGCGTTCACGGCCGTCCCGTCGCCAGCTGGCACCCACGCCCCAGCGACGCCTGCTGTCGGCCAGACGCGCAGCTTGACCTGCGCGACGTCGATGCTGCCGCTGGTGCATTGGATGCGCGCGATGACCGCGGATGTCTGGGCGATGAGCTCGGCATGATCGACGACCGTGACGGGTGCCGAGACGAGCGTCCCTGCCCCAGCAGCGGTGAGGGTGCCGAGGGTCTGCGTGGCGAGCCCCGGGTTCTCGAACGCCCAGTCCGGATCGAGTCCCGCCGACAGTTCGAGCGTGCCGCTGCCGCTGAGGACCTCGATGACCCAGCGCACCTCGATGGGGTCCGCGAAGGCGGCGAACTCTGTCGAGTCGGCAGGGTCCGCGTAAGAGCCGACGATGACATCGTCGCCCGCGGTCAATGTGTGGCTGGTGTCGTCGTAGTGGTCGTACCAGTCGCTGAAGTCGACGGCGCTGCCCGCGAGGACTCCGCCACCGTACAACTGGTAGGACTCGCCGTACCAGGCCACGTCAGACCTCGCCCGGGACCTTGAGCCAGGCCACGCCGTTCTGCCACGTCTCGGACCGCTGCTCGCGGATGAGAACCAGGCCTTGCGGCTGCGGCGTCTCGACGTGGTCGCGGCGGATGGCCTCGAGCTCGTCGTTCTGCCTGGCGATCTCCCTGCGCGGGGTTGTCCGGCCGGCGCCGTGCTCACGCGGCAGGGCCATGTCAGACCACCTCCTGCTCGAGCTCGTAGCTGATCTGGTTACGGGCGAAGGAGATCCGCACCTCGCTGATGCGGTGGTCGGCGTCGACGTCGACGCCGCCGTCCTTGACGGTGGTGCGGCACACGTCGCCGACCCACACGCCCTTCTGCAGCAGCATCAGCGTCTTGCTGGGCTTGCACGTGACGGACGTGATCTCTTCACCGCTGGCGCCGTAGCGGATCATCCGACGGGCGATCTGAGAGGCGCGGGCCACTGTGCGGTTCGGCTCGGTCGCCTGGACACGTTCGAGGACGAGCCCGTTGACCTTCGGGCCGGTGGCGTAGGCCTCGGCGGTGCCGCCGCCGTTGAGGCTGGAGGTGACGATACCGACGGTGGCGCGCCGGTCGATGTCGCCGCCCTTCGTGTAGGACTCGACGACGCCGCCGAGCTCGAGCTGCACGGGTGCGCGGCGGCCGCGGCGTCCCGCGGTGCGGGCGATGCGCTGCGTGGCGGTGGTGTCGATCCAGAAGTCGGGGGAGTCGTCGGCGGACAGCTGCTCGGCGAGGGCGTTGTCGACGGTGCGGTGGTCCTTGTGGGCGTACTCGTAGTCGTCGCGGATGCCGAACGTGGGGCAGTTGGTGTCGATGTTGAGGTCGACCTTCCCGAACGCTGGGTCCTGTGCGTGCGCGATGAGCCCGGCGTAGAGGGTGGGGCGGGTGACGTTGTACCAGGCGGTGAGCACGTTGGGCTTGCAGGAGAGCTCGTCGAAGACGGTGTCGCCGGCGGAGCCGTAGAGGCGCACCTCGTAGATGTCCTCGCTGAACGCGGGGGACAGGATCGACATGCCGCCGGGGGTCCACCGCTGCTTGGGGAACGTGGCGGCCAGGTCGAACATCTGCTCGTCGAGGATCTTGCTCGGCGCGGAGGCGTGGCGGCGGTTGATGTAGAAGAGCCAACCGTCTTTCGACGGGCCGACGTAGTCGATGAGGTTGGCCCAGCCGGAGAACTCGAGCGCGGTCGCGACGCGGGTGGTGTTCTCGTAGGTGAACCACTGGTTGTGCGCCTGCCGATGCCCGATGCGGGTGCCATCCCACGTGAGCAGGATGCGGCGGTTCTTCGCCTGGTTGGCGGGAGTGTCGTTCGGGGCGACTTGGACGGTCTCGCCGCGGCCGTAGGCGTTGACGTGCAGGTCCGGGCGTGTGGCGAGGATCGTCGCCTTCGCCGCCTCGGCGCGGCGCTCGGACAGGGCCTGCCCGGTGCCGGAGTCGACGTCGGCGGTGAAGGCCTCGAGCGTGATGGTCTGGCCCTTGGGGATGTCGGTGACCATGTTGCGGATGATCTGGTCGCCGCCGGCCAGGTACCCGGAGGAGAGCGGGCTGCCGGCATACGGCTGGTTGCCCTTGAAGATCGCGGCCGTCTTCTCCTCCTTGACGACGACGGACAGGACCGCGGTCGTGCGCAGCGCCTTCCCGCCGGCGAGCGCCTGCGCGCCGGACACGATCTGGCTCGTCGGGGGCGCCATTGAGGCGGACCCGGCGAAGACGACTGGATGCCAGTGCTTGAGGTTGTCCTCGAAGCCGCCGTTCTTGAGCAGCTCGGGGCGGGGCCGGCCGATGACGAGGTTGCCCAGGTGCCAGCGGATGCCTTCGCACTTGAACGTCCAGGCGGCGCCGCCGTCGGTGGGGTCCTCGACGATCACGAACCAGGACTCGCGGATCGGCTCGTCGCCGGACCAGACCTGCACCTCGGCGCCCTTGGAGAGCAGCTGGATCCGGGGGTGGTTCTTCCGGACGCTGAACGAGAACGAGAGCACGCCGCCCTTGGCATAGGTCGCGTCGCCCAGGATCGCGCCCTGCAGCTCGCCGAGGTTGGTGCCAGCACGGTCCACGACGATGAGCCGGAACTGTGGCAGCAGCGTGACCGGGTCGAGCTTGAAGACGCGCTGCACGATCGCGCTACTCGAGATGACGGTGCGGGAGTGGGCGGACACGTGCTCGACGTCGGCTGGGGATGGGAGTGCCGACGTGATGCGCGTGGTCGAGTGCGCGCTGACCAGGTCGGCGATGATGGGCGCGCCAATGGCCGAGGTGATGCGGGTGGTCGAGTGCGCGGCGAGAAGGCCTGTCTCCGGGTTCGCCCAGCCCGCAGGATTGCCGACCCCGGCCTCGACGTGCGGTGCGGCGCTGAGGCCGGCACTGTTCCCTTGGCGGGTCTCAGCATGAGCGGTCGCGCTGAAGCCGGCAGGGTTACCGAGACCAACCAGGACGGCCCCTGGCTGCTCCGACGCCCACCATCCGGCGGGGTTGCCTATGCCGGCTGAGATGCACGGGCTGGCCGAGACTCCCGCGGCGTTCCCGATGCCGACTGTTGGTTCTGTCGGGGACTCCCCGGGGAAGGTGCTCGTGCCGGGGAAGGTGCCAGAGCCGGGGTAGGTCATCGGGCCCTCCCTGTCATCGGCGGATGATGGAAGCGGCCTTCGCGACGCCTCCGACGTTGATCCAGGTCGCCCCCCGCGCTAGTGCGGTTCGGGCCGCAGACGCGACGAGTGGCGCGAGCGTCTCGACGTTCGCGTAGCCATAGGGGTGCGTTCCGTCGCTGCTGTCTGTGGATGACCACCAGCCGGCGGTGTCGACATAGGTGACGCGCTTGGGGTCTGTGCACGCTGCGACGGCGGCCTGCAGGTACGCAGCCTGGGCGGTGCCACCGAACGGCCGTAGAACGACGATCCGCGCCGTCGTGGCGGACAGCAGCGCGTCGAGCAGGCCCGTCATCGCCGTCGTTGTGTTCGTCGATCCGTCGTTCGTGCCGATGTTCAGCACGACCAAGTCGGGGGAAGTGCTGAACGAGCGCGACGTCCCGGACCACATGAGCGCGTATGACGTCGAGAGGGCCGGTACGTTCCCGGATCCGGAGGTGCTGATGCCGGTGCCGCCGAAGCCGACCACGCCAACCTCGGCGCCGAGGCTCTCGGCGAGCTGCCATGCCCAGCCCTGCTGGGCGTCGTTGCGGTCCGTGTCGTTGGACGCGGTCGAGTTGAGCGTGCGCACGCCTTCGGTGATCGAGTCGCCGAAGACGAGGACCCGAAGCGCACGGACGGTCGGTTTCACCGCCGTCGCGGTGATCGAGTCGGTGACGATCCCCGTGAGCTTCACCGACGCATTGCGCGTCGAATTCCATCGGTTCACGGTCTCGGTGGTGGACTTCACGACGACCTCGATCAGGTGCTTCGTCCAGGCGTTCCCGCTCGGCATGGTGAGGGACACGCTGCTGGCGACAGCGGCGACCGTCCACGGTCCGTGATCGACACGGTACGCGATCTGCGGGACTGGTGAGCTCACGTTTGTCATGTCGAACGAGAGCGAGATGGCGGCCGGCGAGCCGGTGATGATGGTCTTGAGGTAGGCGCCGGCGTTGATCGACTCGGCCAGCCCGGACGCGACGACCCAGTTGTAGGGGGAGTAGAGGATGCCGGTGTCGTTGGGGTTGATCGTTACCGGGCTGGCGGTCTGAGCCGTGTCGGTGCCGTTGCCGTCGAGGTGGTACAGGGCGCGAGCGGCAGTGTCGAGGGTGCTGTCCGTGTGGGCTGCGGCCGGCACGGTGTAGGTGGTGCCGGTGTAGCGACGGGTCGTGGAGATGCGAACGTCGTCGACGGAGCCGTTCCAGTCGAACGCGGTCGTCGAGTCGCCGGACTCGCCGAAGCCGCCGACGCAGAATCCTGCCGCGGTGGTCGGCGTTCCGGTGCTGCGCGTGGTCGCTGAGGTTGCGACTCGAGTGCCGTCGACGTAGAGGCTGCCCGCGCCGCTGTTCAGGTCGAGGGCGATGTGGTGCCAGGCATTGTCGGCGATTGCAGTAGTTGACGAGAGGGTGGTCTCGCCGACCGCGCTGCCGTATCGGGCCTGCGCGTTGCCGCTCGAGTCCTTGCCGACCCAGAACCACTGGGCATGTCCGAAGGCGACGCGAATCGACCCGTCGTTCGCGGCCTTCACCCACGCCTCGACCGTTCCGGAGGTCAGGGCGCCGCCATTGGCCCCGGTCGCCGAGAGGCTCGCGTCGGCGGTGCTGTTGTTCAACACGCCGCCCGAGAGCGACGCGGAGCCGAACTTGCCGGCCCCGGCGAACGATGGCGACCCCCGCAGGCTGCTCAGGTTGTAGGCCATCAGGAGTTGTCCATCCAGCGGTCGTTGGACTCCCAGGTCGTGGGCTGCACTGGCCCGATGTAGAGCGCGGACACGGCCCCAGTGGGGCGCGTCGGATACGCACCGGAGGCGTAGACGAGAATCGGCGCGCGCAGCTCGAGGTTGTTGAGATCCGCCGCCATGATGGGCGTGCCGCCGGCAGCGTCGTCGGCCCAAGTCTTCGCGGTGTATGGCATCTTCTCTCCCGAATGTCGCGATTCCGAGCAGGCCGCTGCGCAGCACGCGGCATACTCGGGGGGTGTCTTTGATCAGCTGGTTGCGCGCCGGGTGGACTTCGCGCTACGCGTCCTGCGACATCTGCGGGAGGCCGACCGACGGTGATGTCGTGTGCGACCGCCAGACGTGCCACCTGGAGTGGCGAGACCGCAACGCCTACTGAACGGCTCGTGACTCGTCAGGAAACGCCCGGGCCCACCTTGATCGAGATGGCCGGGGTAGCGCCGCCAGAGGCCATGACGATGGAAGCGCTGAGGGAGCCGCCGCCCCGGAACGTGCCGGCGCTCGATGCGGACCAGCCGCCCGTGTGCGTGTACGTGCCAGCCGCGACCGTCGGCGTCATGGAACCCCATGCCGCGCCTGCGGTGGCGGGCTGCAGCGTCGAACCGAGCGGGCCAGCCGCGCCGGCCGCGTTGAAGTTCGACGCCACTCGGGCGTAACCGCCGCCTGACGCCTCGCTCGCGCCCGTGGTGCCCGGGTCCGCGGTGTGGATCGAGAAGTGCGTGATGCGCGCTGCCTGCTGGTCGGCGAGGTAGTTCTTCTCGGCGTCGGGAAGCGTGTAGGACATGTCGAGTCTCCTTGTGGCTCAGCGGTTCTCAGGCCGCGAGGGCTTCGATGGTGTGGCTGAAGTCGCCGACAGCGAATGTCTTGTTGCCGCCGTCGACGAGGGTGATCGGCCCGCCCGTGATCGGCTCCTTGAACCAGCGGTTCCCGCCAGACGCGGCGTCGTACACCCACACCTCGTCGGCAGTGCCGTCCGGGGTATCGATCGAGATCGGCGTCTCGTTCGAGAGCAGGATCTCCGTGTCGGAGATGACGTCCGGGTCGGCCAAGTAGAACGGGGCCCGCACGATCCCCGGCACCTCGGCGCCGGCGTTCGCAAACGTCGCGTAGTACGTCGGCATGTCCGGCGGGGACTCCTTGCCGGCGATGTACTTCGCGAGGACCAACAGGGCGAAGATGTCCACGAGGACCCCTCTCAGTAGGTGTCGTACCAAGTGACGTCGACCGGCGCGGCGCCCTGGTTGGTGATGTCCGTATCGGCTGGGGTGTCGATGGTGCCGCCTGGGATCGCCAGCCACTCCGACGGCGAGCCCATCGGGAAGATCTCGAGCCCCGCTGAGGTCGTGACGGACTGCATGAAGCAGTCGAAGACGGTCCCGGTTACGACGCTCGAGCGGGTCCGCAGCACCTGCCCGGATGTGTTCTGCTGCAGCTGCACGAGGCCCGCGCCGGTCGTGGTGATGAAGAGCGCGGCCGCCTGGGTGCCTGCGTTCGTCAGCGTCTTCGTCTCGCCGGGCGCGATCGACACCGAGCGCTCAATCTCGCCGCGCTTGAACGGGTACAGCGCAAGCAGTTCGACCTCGGCGATGACGAGGCGGCCGTCAATCGGCTCGTCGACGTCGACGTCCGTCTGCAGGACTCGGAGCCAGGTCGGTGTCGGTGTGCGGACCAGCATCACGGCTGTCCGGTCCAGTCCGAAGCCGGGCATCTCCTGCGAACGCTCCCATGCGGCGTAGGCGGCCGCGCGGTTCGGGGCCCGGACGATCCAGCGGGCGACCAGCGGCCAGGGCTTGCGACGGTTGATCGCCTGCGATCCGCCGGGGTTGGTTGTGGGCTCGACGATGTCGACCTGTTGGGCGGGGCGGGTCCAGCCCTTCGGGATCGGCATGTTCCATCGGCACCCGTCGGCGTCGGGCACCTCGGAGTTGAAGGTCCTTCCGGCGAACTCGATGACTGGGTGGGCCACGGGTCACCTTCCGATCGCGGCAGCTTGGACGTCTGCGACGTCGACGTTGAGGGGCGTGTTCGGCAGCACCTCGACCAGGCGTCGGGCGAACGCGGCTCCGGTGCGGTCGATGTCGCGGTCGGTCATGCGGGGCATGCTCGCGACGATCGTCCGGACGTCGGCGGCGGTCAGGCCGGGACTTCCGCCCAGGGAGCTGGCGGTGATGGATCCGGCGGCGTGCCAGGTGACGTCGCCGCCGAACCGGGAGACGATCTGCTGCGTGATGGCCTTCGCGCGTGGCCGACGCCAGTCGTTCGCCAGCGGCACGTAGCCCTCGCCCTGCGTCTCCTTCTCCCCGAAGACGCGGTACGACCCGGCGGGCGCGATGTGCGCGACGTGTGCGTTCGCGACGTCAGGCGAGTAGCCGATCCCGCCGCCGGCATAGGCGGTGACGAGGCCGCCGTTGGCTTCGAAGATGCCGCGCGCGGTCTGCCCGATCGCGCCGAAGATGGCCGCGGCCTGGCCGCTGACGCTGCTCGTGACGCTCACCGCGACCGTGACCGGGATGAACCGGGGGATGCCGTTGGTGACCTCCCACACGCCCTGGAGCCGCGACGTCGCGCCCTCGATGCCGGGCGTGGTGACCGTCGTCGGCTTGAACGTCGGGACGCCGTTGATGACCTCCCAGTAGCCCTCGACGCCCTTCTTCGCCTCCGGCAGGCCCGGGGTGGTGATCGATGTCGCCACCTGCCCTGGGGTCTGCTCGTACTGCTCGTTGAGCTTGAGCATCTCGTCCCGCGTCAGGAAGATCTTGTCCGCCTCATCCTCGGCGGCCTTCCCGTGGATGCCCCGAAGGTTGAGCGCCTTGATGATGGCCGCGCGGGTCTCCTCGTAGGCAGCGGTGACGGTGTGCATGTCGGCGTTCTCGGTGATCAGCTGCTTGATGCGCTTCTCGCCGGTCTCGGCGACCTCGTCGAGCTTCCCCTCGAACACGTCCTGCGCCTCTGAGGCGCTGACGTAGGTGTCCGCGACCCGTTGGTTCGCGTCGGCGAGCCGCTCCTGGGCGTCCTTGACCGCCTTCTGCGCGGACGCGATCGAGTCCTTCTTGCCGCTCTTCCGGGCCTTCGCGAGCCGATCCTCAGCGTCGCGGAGGTCCTCGGTGGCCCTGGCCTGCGCCTTGACCGCGTCCGGGTCGTTGCCGCCCTTGTCGGTAGCGCCCTCGACCGCGTCACGGACGGACTGGCGGAACGCCCGCTCCGAGGCGCGAAGGGCCCGTTCGCCGCCGGCGAAGGTGTCGATGAGGTCCATGAGGCCCTGCAGCTGCGTCTCGGCGTCCTCGGCGTCGCCACCCATTCCCTGGATGCTGCCGGCCATGCCGTCGACGGCGCCCTGCCCGGTGGAGGACGAGCTGGTGACGCCGTCGATGGCGCCGCCGAGCCGGTCCATGTTGCCCTCGGCTGCCGCGGCGGACCCGGCCTGCCGGGAGGTCGCGACGGCGTCGCGGTTGCGGGCGTCATTGAGGAGCTCCTGCTTGACCCGGACGGCGTCGACGGCACCGGCCTGCACGTCGAGGGCGTTGGTGAATGCATCGAGGAGCCGGGAGTCGCTGTTGCCGAAGACGCCGGCCTTCTCCTCGGCGAGTCGGCGCAGGTTCTCCCGGTAGACGGTGAACGCTGGGCCGCCCTTGAGGGCTGCGTCGGCGGCGTCTGCAAGGTTGACGCCGAGCTCCTGGATCCGGGCAGTGTCTTCTGGCGACAGCGCGTCCGAGAACGCCGAGAGCACGGTTTCGTGCGAGCCCTTGGTGAACTTCCCGGTCTGCTCCTCGACCGTCGCGTTGAGGGCGTCCGCGGCGGCCCTGGCCTCTGCCTGCCGCTGCGCCCAGATCCCGATAGCCACCGTAGCGCCCGCGAGAGCGATGCCCCACGGGCCGCCGAGCGCCCCGACGAGGCCGGACGCGGCGCCCTTGAGGCCGCCGATGGTGGAGCGGGCGGCCGACATGGCCACAGCCGACTTGCTGACCTTGCCCGAGGCGACGACAGACTCATCGCCGAGACGCTGATAGCCGCCCGTCACCTGAGTGGCGAGGGCGCGATGCAACGCCATCTCCTCGCGGAAGCGAGCCAGCCCGCCCGTCAACGGGCCCGTGACGGTCCTGGCCAGGTTGCTGACCTTCGGCCCGACGAGCGCGACGGCACCGAATGCGGCAGCTCCAGCGAGGACCGGGCCGGGGATCTGACCGACGACCTCGACGAGGCTCTCGGTGGTCTGCACGAGTGAGCGGAGGGTGTCGTTGGCGCCGGACCCGCCCTGGATGAGGGCCGTGTCGAAGGCGCCGCCGAGTCGCTCGACGTCGCCCTTGAGGTTGTCCGTCAGGGCTGCGGCCTGCTTCGCGGCGTACCCCTGCTGGTTGACCTCCTCGGTCCACTTCGCGATGCCGGTGGCGCCCTCGTCGTAGATGACCGCGGCCGCGCGGACAGCGTCCGACCCGAAGATCGTGGAGAGGGCAGCGTTCCGCTGCTGTGGGGTGAGCCGCTCGAGGCCCTTGCGGAGGACCCCGGCGTACTTCTCGAGGCCGATGAAGTTGCCCTGCGCGTCGTAGGCGGAGATGCCGAGCTCCTCCATGAGCGCGGCGGCCTCGTCGGACTGGGGTGTGAGTCGCTGCAGCATCGACTTGAACGCGGTGCCGGCGTCGGAGCCGATGAGGCCGGCGTTGGCGAACGCGGTCAGGCCGGTCGTGGTCTCCTCGACGGACAGGCCAGTCTGGTTCGCGACGAGCCCGGCCTGCTTGAGGGCCATGCCCATGTCGGAGACGGAGCCCTGGGCCTTGCCTGCGCCGGCGGCGAGCAGGTCGGCCACATGGGAGGCTTGAGCGCCTTCGAGGTTGAACTGGGCGAGGGCGGTGGCCATGGTCTCGGCCGCGTCGGCCGTGTCCATCTGCCCGGCCGCGGCCAGGTTCAGGGCGCCGGTGAGCCCGCCGCCGAGGATATCTGTCGCGTCGAGGCCGGCCTTCGACAGCTCGGTGATGGCCGAGGCCGCCTGGGTCGCGCTGTACTGCGTGTCAGCGCCAGCCCGGACCGCAGCGTCACGGAGACTGTCGAGTTCCTCGCCGGTCTTGCCTGTGGCCGCGCCGACGGCCGACATCTGGGAGTCAAACTCGGCGAACTTCGCGATAGCCACACCGAGGCCGAGCGCGATGACCGCGCCTCCCTTGGCGAGCTTGTTGGCGGAGTCCTCGCCTTTCTTCGCCGCCCGGTCGCTGGAGTCGGCCAGCCGGTCATTGGCGGACGCGGCCCGGTCGAGATCCCGCAACAGCGCGCCCATCGAGGCGGAGTACCGGACGGAGACGTTGCGGATCGTCACGGGCGCTCCTCACGTCGGTTCATCAGGTGCCGGTTGTCGACGAGCTGGACGAGCTGGCCGGGTTCGCGCCGGTCCGGCGGGGTGTCGTCGCGGTACCTGTCGAGGGCGGCGCACGCGACGCAGACCTTCGCGTTCTCCTCGTCGATGTCGATCCAGCCGTCGAGGTCCGGGTCGGTCGTGACGCGGTGCGGGAAGCCGCAGGGTCCAAGGTCCGCCTCGTGCGCAAGCAGGGCAGCGGCCATGTTGCGGTCCTCCTGAGACCACTCGCGCAGCTTCGTGGGCGGCACCTGCCAGGCCCGGGCGACGCGGAGCTCCAGGAGCATCTCGTGCCCGCCCGGGCTCGCCAGGTGCTCTAGGAGTTTGGGAGGGTGGCCTGCTCGGCGTTGGAGCGTGCCAGGCGGTTCACGTGGTCGAGGAGCCGCGCCCACTCGCCCTGGTTCAGCTTCTTGCGCAGGACCCGTACGTCCTGCGGGTTCATCTCCGGCGCGACCATGGCGCGGGAGACGTAGCGCAGGTTGCTCTCGACGATGACGCGGTCACGGCTGAGGGGCTTGCCCTCGACCTGCATCGCGTTCACCTCGGCGGCGACGTCGGTGAAGTCCTCGTCGGACAGGCCGCGGAGCCGGACGCGGGGAGCGTCGGGGTGCTCTTCGGCGAGGGCTTCGGTGATCTGCTCGTCGAGACTGTCGCGGCGCTCCGTGTAGGACTCGCCGAGGGCTCGCTCGTCGGCGGGGCCGTCCTCGTCGTCCTTGCGCGGCTCGAGGAGGTTGGCGCGCTCGTTCATGAGCTGGATGACCTCGGGGGAGAGGCCGGGCCCGACGGGCGCGAAGACGTGGTCCTCTTCGACGAGGGGCAGGCCGTCGAGCAGCCGCTCGAGGTCGCTGTACGTGGTCACGGTGGAACTCCTTGCTGCACAGGTCTGCACGGGTTGACTCGCCCGGTCCCGTGACCCGTGCAAAGCGCGGGACCGGGCGAGGATCAGAGAGGGCGTCAGGCGCCCGCGGCGACGGTGATGAAGTCCCAGGCGCGCTGCATCTCGGCCGGGACGCGCCACTTCAGCCAGCCGCCGTTGTCGTTCGGCCGCTGCGGGGTGTCGACGGTGAACTCGCCGCCGAGGTAGATCTCGTCGCTCGTCGCCCACACCTCGGTCGACGCCTTGTCGGTGAGCCGGGCGTAACCCCAGAGGGTGGCGCCCTTCTCCTTGACCGCGGCGAACCCCGCGTCAGCGGTCGTGTCGACGCCGCCGCCGTCGAGGTAGTACCGCCAGAGCGTGAACCCGGCCTGGTAGTTGGACTTGCCGAGGCTGTTCGCGTTGGCGTCGTCGCAGAGCGCGGGCTCCGAGATCTTGTCCGAGTCGGTCGCGGACCAGTTGAAGTCCGACGCGAGGACCTTGCAGGACAGGTCGATTCCCGCGTTGAGCTCGGCCGCGGTCGGCGCCTCCGGGTCCGCCGGCTCGGTGGTGAGGATCGTGAACTTCGTCTTGCCGTCAGCGAGGACGCGAGGCATGTGTCATCACTCCTTGTCCCCGGTGACCGGGGCGTTGTCGGTGTCGTCGGCGGGTGCCGACGGCGGGGTGGCTGCCGTCTTGGCGGCCTTCCGCGCGGTGTTGCGCGGGGTCTCGCGGAAGTCGTCGCCGAGGACCGAGTGGTCCAGCCAGGCGGCGGGGATCCGTTGCTTGCGGCCGGTCGACTTGGCGACGGCCTCGACGAACTTGGGCATGGGGTGCCTCCTGTTTGGCGGGGGTGTCGCGCCGAGCGGCGGTTAGAGCTCGACGACGAAGAGGAGCGGCACGAACCAGCGAAGGGGCGCGATGCTCGTGTCCGGGCGGATCGGGCCGGGGTCGCCGTCCTCGCGGACGATGCCGGTGGTGTCGTCCAGATGGATGTCGACGAGGACGTCCTGCGCGCGCTGCACGGCCTTGATGCAGCGGGCGACGTCGCCGCCGGCGGCGGTGACCTGGAACCGCCAGTCGCGGGGGCCGCCGTGGCCGGCGAGGTCCGCGTCTGCGAGGGACAAGGCGCCGGGGCTGGGGAAGATCGCGAGGTAGGCGTGGGCCTTGCTGTCGGAGTCCATGACGGCTTTGGGTTCGCCGACGAAGACGTCGACCCGGGTGGGGTTGCCGGTGTTGGCGTCCTTGAGCAGCTGCTCGACGCGGGTGGTGGCTTCGCCGACGTTCACTGGAGCTCCCCGATGCCGCGCAGGGCTTGCTCGAAGAGGGGTTCGTTCCGGTCGAACGCGGGCCCGAGGTACGGCTGGCCCGGCTGGGTCGAGGTGCCGAGTTCGACGTAGATGCCGTACTCGACGGTGGGGCCGACCTCGCCCACCGCGCCGCGGACGTTGCGGGTGGTGGTGCCGGTGATGCTGGCTCGGAGCGCGCCGGTGTCGACAGGCGCGAGGATCTTGGCGTCGCGCTTGGTGTCGGCGACGGCCTTGACGACGGCGTCGCCGGCGCGCTTCCGCGCCTCGGGGCCGAGTGCTCGCAGGTCTCGGGAGAGGGCGCGGATCTCTGAGGAGCCTCTGGGCATCACGGGCCTCCTCGAGCAGATCAGCTGGTGGATGTGGCTGGGGCGCAGGTCGGCTCATAGCAGGGAGCGAAAGGACCCGGGATGGACTCCCCGATCCGCCTTCACGTCAGGTGTGCCACCGCGCCGAGAGCGGTTCCCGGGGACGTGTTGACGCCCCAGCCACAGGTCAGGGTGCGACCGCAGGCGCGTCGGTCTGGTTGTCCGAGCAGACGAGGTCGCGGGTGAACCGCTCCGACCCGAGCTGCGGGTCAACGACCCACAGGTCCTGCCCGATCAGGTCGTCATCGTTGACCGCGGTCTCGACGTGGCAGCGCATGCCCGGGGTGATGCCGTAGGCGTCGAAGTCGAGCTGCACCAGGTAGGCGCGGCCGTGGATGACCTGGGCCGCCTGCTGCGCCTGCTGCGCGTCGTTGAGTGCCTGCACGCGGGCCGGGCCGTCGTACTCGGTGGAGTAGGTGGGGATGACGTCGTCGTCGACGGTGGTGGTGCCGGTCTCCGCGCCGACCGTCACGGTCGCGTTCATGCCGCCACGGGCGGCCGCGGCGTGGTGCCGGGACCAGCCCTCCGGGATGACGCGTGTCTTGGGGAACGGCATCACAAGCCCCACACGGACGGGTACTCGGTGAGCTCCGGCCGGCACCCGGTGGCGGGCGGCACGATCTCGAAGACGAACCCGTCGTCGTCGGCGTCGTCCGCCTGGGCGCGCAGCGTCGCGGCGTGCTTGCGGAGCGAGTCGGCGACCTTCGCGCCGTCGGTTGCGAGGTCCTGCGTGCGGATCGCCTTGGATACCAGCGTCTCCGAGGAGGCGATGGCGTCGAGGGCGTCGGCTGCGGCACGGCGGACGTTGTCGCTGTTGAGGGCGAGGTAGCCAGTGATTACGTCGTCCTCGAGGAGGAAGTCGCCTTCGGTGAGGTCGGAGGTGAGGAGCCGCACCTGGCCGATGGGCTGTGTGTAGTCGATGGCCATGGGTCCTCCGCTCGGTGGGCTGGTGCTGGTCGTTCACCCCGCCGTTCGAGCCCCCGGGAGAGATGGGCTCGAGCGGCAGAGACAGCGACCGGTCAGACGCCCGGGGTGCCGGTGGCGCCGGTCGACCCGTAGGTGTGGATCGGGTCGAGCGCCGCGCCGCCCGCGACGTGACGGACGCGGTAGTACACCGAGTCCGTGTCGAAGTCGCCCTCACCGGGGTCGACGTCGCCGCCGCCGACACGCTTGCCGGTGTTCGACGCGACCCGGAGGTCCGGGGTGTCGAAGCCGGCGAGACGCGCGACCGCGAGGGCGGGGCGCGCGCTGCGCGGGTCGGGCAGCAGGAACCACGCGAGCCCGACCAGGAGCGGGTTCACGACGAGGCGAACCTTGCCCTTGAGCGGGTTCGGCTCGTCCACCGACTTGGAGCCGGAGGTCGTGCGCACCATCGTGGCGTTGAGGATGCGCTCGGCGGTGAACTGCAGCGCCGGACCCACCATGAGCACGATGCCGCCGCCGACAGGCAGCAGGTTGCCCTCGTCGTCGCGGCGAGTGCTGATCGACTCGATGCCGGCCTGCACGGCGGCCGACGTGAGCGCGGCGGTCGAGCTGTTGTCGAACGCCGCGTAGCCGAGCGCCCCGGCCGCGGTCGCGTCGTAGCTCTTGAAGTACGACGCGAGCGGCGCACCGGTCGAGCTGGTGACGAGGGCCTCGAGGGCGGCGTAGTCCTCCGTCAGGCTGGCGGCCTCGGCGAAGCGGCCGGGGATCTGGCGCAGCTCGTCGATGTCGTCGTTGATCGACGCCTCCCACGAGTAGCCGAACCGGCGACCGAACTTCTTGACGGAGATGGAGAACTCGTTCGTCGAGTGCTCGGCGCCCGGGTACTCCGTGCGCTCCGGCACCAGGTCGAGGCGGGTGCGGCCGCCCATGATGTCGATGAGCTTCTTCGGCTTGAAGTTGCGCACCGTGCTGGGCGTGGCGTACTCGGTCCACGTCTTCGCCTGGTCGCCGTACGAGGCGAGAAGCTCCCGGTCGAGCAGGTCGCCGGTCGCGGAGACGAACAGGTCGCTCGTGGTGAGCGCCTCGTTGACGAGCAGGGCCGCGAGGCGGTCGCCGCCCCACGCCTTGCCCCAGAGCTCGGACGCCTCGGCGAGGGCCTTGGCGCGGGCCGGGGTGAGGCGCCGGTGCGCCTCGTTGGTGGTGCCCTTGAGGGCACCGTCCTCCGTGAGGCCGAAGGACTCGGCCAGCTGCAGGATGGTCATGGTCGAGCTCCTCAGTTGCTCAGGCGGACGGGGATGACTCCGGCGGTCGCGCCCTTGGTGGCGAGCGCGTAACCGAAGAGCTGGTTGGTGTTCGTCACGTTCACGGCGTGGCCGGTCGTGATGTACACCGGGTCACCGACGGCCGCGACGGCGCCCGTGACGGTGATGTTGTGGACGCCCTTGAGCATCACGGAGGCGAAGCCGTCGGCGTTGCCGCCCTCACCCTCGGCCGTCTGGGTGACGCCGTTGAGGCCGCCGATCTTGACGGGTGCCCCGGACGCGTGGTCCGCGGGGACCGGGAGGGACAGGTAGTCGCCGTCCTCGAACTTCGTGTTGGTCGCCATGGCTCAGGCCTCCTTGACCTGTCGGCCGAACGCGCCGGCGGCGGCCTTCTCGGCCTCCTTGACGACGTCCGAGCTGTTCTCGCTGATGGTGGAGCCGAAGCCGCGGATGCTGCCGGCGCCGGCCTCCTGCGCCTTCTCGGCGGCCGCGGTCTTCACGGTCTCCGTGTAGGCGGCCTCGTCGAGCTCGCCGGACTCGGTGACCGGGAGGCTGGCGAGCAGACCCCGGCGCTCGAGCGCGGTGAACGTGACGCTGGCCTCGCGGGCCTGGGCGTCGATGACGACGCCGGCGGCGTCGCGGTTGTCGCGGTCGCGCAGGTTGCGCTCGGCGACGTCGGCGCGCTGGTTGGCGGCGTCACGCTCGGCCTCGAGCGTGGGCACCCGGCCGGCGGCCTCGGTGAGGGACGCGTGCTGCGCCTCGTCCACCTGGATCTGTCCCATGTTGTCCTCCTCGGACTTGGGGGTGTGGGTGTTGGGCTGTCCGGCCGGTGCCGGGACATCTCGTGGGCCGCTTTCGGCGGCCTTGACGGGCACGTACTCGGTGCGGGCTCGTACCTCGACCCGCGAGGCGGGATCGATCGTGACGGCGCCGTCGTCGCCCATCTGGTAGCTCATCGCGTAGGTGCCGGCCTCGTCGGGCGTCTCCCACTCGAACCAGACGGTGGCGTCGTCGAAGTCACGGACCCAGACCCACGACTTCTCGCCGCCGAACTCCTCACGGAGCGCCTGCGCGAGAGCCTCGCGGGTGTCGTTCGCGGTCGCCTCCGAGACGCCGTGCGCGACAGCGCGCTCGACGACCGCTGCGGGCCGGGCGGACTCGAGCACGGCGAGGATGGATCCGCCGCGGCCGGCCTTCGTGACAAAGTCGACGGACTCGGCCTCGACGAGCTCGGACACGATGCGGCCCTTGCGACCCTCGGCCTCACCGGTGGTGACCTCCGCCAGCGCCCGGATCGAGACGCCGATCGCCTGCGCGAAGTTCTCGTCGGTGAGCATCTCGACGAACGGGCCGAAGACCTGCACCTCGGACGAGAGCCGCTCTCCGTCCCACGTCGCGTCCTCTGTGAGGACGGCGGCGAGGTCTCGGACGGACCGCTCGGGCCGGTCGTAGGCCTCGTGCTCGCCGGGGTGGTCGAGGAACATCTGGGTGCCGGCGGGGAACACCTTCGCGGCGGCGGCGTTCTCGAGGACCTTCGCGGAGTAGTAGCCGCTGGAGCCCCAGCCGGGGGTGATGAGGCCGACCTGTAGCCGCCCTGACTTGCCCGAGTCGGCCACGGTCACGGCGACGGGCCGTGACTCTCGGATGCTCTTCGGCATGGTGTCGACCTCCTGGTCGTGGGACAGTTGACGGGTGCCTCAGGAGCAGCAGTGCCCTCAGTGCGGGCGAGAGACGGTGTCGGATACCGGCGGCGAATTCATCACCAAGGACGAGGACGGCAACGAGAAGTCCGCCCCAGTGCTGCTCTGCTCATCGTGCGGATGGTCGAGCGTGTCGAGCCGTTCATGAGCGCGGAGCCTGAGTGCGTTGAGCACGTCTGGTCGATGACCGGTGTGACCCTCGACAACGAGGGGTCACTCATCGAGTACGAGTGCACGCGTTGCGGCGCCCTGACGATGGAGACGCCGAGGGAGCTACGAGGCGAGGTCTGACACCGGGGTCGGCGCGAAACTGTCACGCCACCCGTCTGTAGCGCGCCGCCGGGACAGGTCGCCCCACGAGGCGTTGCCGTTGTCGAGCAGGTCCAGCCGGGCCTTGCCCATGATCGCGACCTGGTCAGCCTTCGGCAGCGCCCGGAACATGGTCTCCGCGTCGGGCAGCAGCGACTCCGGCTCGTCCATGTCGAACCCGAGCTCGCGCCACGACTTCGTGACCGGCAGCCGTGAGCAGCGGCCCTGCTGGTGGTCGAGCGGGCCAGCCTCGGTGACCGGGTGGCGGGTGCCGTGCTGTGCCCAGCAGGACGGGCAGGTGCGCTTGTCGAGGGCGCTGATCCACTCCCACCCGCCGAGCACGGCCGCATTCGCCTTGTCGGACTCGAGGCCAGCCTCGCGGTGAGCGTCGAGGATCTCGGTGCGGGCAATGACCTTCGCCCGGGTGAGGCCGCCGTCGAAGTCGCCCTGCACCCGGGACAGCATTCGGGAGGCGGCCTTGTTCGGGTTCTCGCCGACGAGGATGCCCCTTATGAGGCTGGACTTCATCGCCTGAGCAGCATTGGCGGACAGCGGCCGGGTCAGGGACGTGACCTGCTGGGTGGTGCGCTTCACGATCGCGGCCGCGGCCTTCGGGTCGACCTGCGCGAACGACGCGGTGAGCGTCGCCTGCGTGCCGGCCTGCGCGGGGTACTGCGAGGCGATGAGCTGCCGGTGGATGGTGTCGGTCAGGTCGACGACATCGGGCAGCACCTTGGTGATGGTGACGCCGGAGGTCTTCGCGAGGTCGTCGAGCGCGTCGCGGGTGAGCTCGAGCGCTCGGGCGGCTCGTTCGGCGCGGAGCACCTGGCGGCGGGTCGGCCACTTCCCGTCGTTGCCCATGCCGATCAGCTCGTCGATCGCGGCCTGCCATTCGGGGGCGATCTCGTTCCAGGCGGTGGCCCAGGCGCGGGTGAGTTCGGCGGTGGTGGCGTCGACGTTGCGGTCGATCTGGATGCGCATGCCGGCGAGAAGGCGGAGGGTGCGCTTCGAGATGGCCACGCGTCAGGCTTCCGGCGGGAGGTCCCCGCGGCTGATGGCGTCCATGGCCTTGCGGGCCGCGGCCGCGTCGTCCGGGTAGACGAAGTCGCCGTTCTCGTCGACGAGATCAGCGAGCACATCGTCGACATCCTCCACGTCGAGCGCGATCAGCAGCAGACGGGCCACCACGAGCGGCGGCAGCTTCTGCGTGCCGTCGGCCTCGACGATGGCCTTGACCAGCGTCTCGACCGGCACCTTGTCGATCTTCGGCCACGTGACCGTGACCGACCGCTCCTGCTCGCCTGCCAGCGCGACAACCTCACGGCCGGTGACCCGGTCGATGCGGACGGTGCCCTTCAGCGGCCCCTGCGGCGCCTTGATGGCCTGGTCGATGACGTAGTCGAGGACGCGTCGCATCAGGTGCGCGTGCACAGCCTGCCTCGCGCGGACCACGAGCTGCAGCGGCTGGTCGAGCGTTTCCGCGGTCGCGCGCGCACCCGTGACGCCCGGGTCGGCCAAGAGCATCGTGACCGGGACGTCCGTTGCCGAGGCGACCATGGCGGCCAGAGGACGCCCAGAGCCGGAGTCGATGGTGGCGCCGGACTTGCCGATGGCCTCGAACTTCTGGTTCTCGCCCGTGACGACGGTCGCGCCGACTCCGGCGTCGCCGGTGGGCGCGGCCTCGAGACGGCCGCGGACGGTCGCGGAGTTGCGGCCGCGGGCGGTGGCGCGGAACGCGAACCTCGACAGGGCCTTGACGAGCCGGGCCCAATCCTCGAGGAAGTCCTTGTAGCCGAGCGCCCAGGGCAGCGCGGCGAGCAGGTCGGGGGCGCCCCACTTCGAGCCGTCGACGCGGTTGACCGCGGTGTGCACGACGGGCGTGAACCACTCGATGGTCTTGCCGTCGAGGGTTTTCGGCCGCTGCTTCGGGCGGTACCCGAGGGCCGGGTAGTAGACCGTTCGGGTCTCGCGGCGGGTGCGGGTCGAGCCGGGCAGTGTGCCGGGCTCGACGACCTGGGCGACGTAGACCCGCTTGTAGAACCACGGGGTGGCGGCGTCCTCGGGGTCGGTGATGATGTCGACGACCTCGCGGAACGGGATCGACCGGACCTGCACGCGACCGGTGACCGGGTTCGTGGGGAGCGCGTGGAACGTGTTGCCGTCGGTCTTGAGCTTCCGCTCGCGTTCCTCGCTGGCCTGCTGACCGGTGAACGTCTCGATGTTCGACTCGTCGTCGAGGAAGCCTTGGACGACGGCGTTGAGGTCCTGCTCCGCGTCGTCCTCCTGCGCGGCCTGGATGGTGCAGCCCTGCCCGTAGACGTAGGCGATGCCCAGGCTGACGGCGCGGCGGATGAGCGGGTCCGCGATCGACATGACGCGGGCGCGGCGCGCCTCACGGACCAGGACGTCGCGGGAGATGACTTCGCCGTCGTCGAGGCCGTCGATGCGGGCCCAGCCGATGTCTTCGCGGGCGAATATGCCGGCCACGGAGGGGTCGGCCATGGCCTCCTCGAGGATCATCTCCAGCAGCTCGAGGTCGGCGGCATCGCGGGTCTGAACGGTCACGTCGCCTCCTCCTCAGGTCAGTAGTTCGCGGCCCAGGCGAGGCCGGTGTCTTCGTCCTCGAAGAGGTCCTCGACGTCGTGCATCTCGTCGTCGAGGATCGGCACGAGCAGCAGCCGGTGGGCCGCCTGCGATGTGCCGTCGACGGTGTCGTCGTGCGCGCCGTTCGGGAAGTCCCTGGCCTCCTCGGTGAGATCGACCACCCACGCGACGGTGGACTGGCCTTCCTCGTCGAGCAGCAGCGGCGCCATCGGATCAGGGAGGACGACGTCGCCGGCCTCGACGAGCGGGGTGATCGCGGCCGCGCGGGCGTACTTCGACCCTTCGGGCTCGACCGGGATGAGCCCGCCGACCTTCGACCGGAGCGCGTTGAGGATCGCGGGTCCGTTGGCCTTGTCCTCGACGAGTTTGAGGATCGCCTGCGGCCAGCGCGCGGTGAGGTCGAGCATCATCTGGCATGACTCGGAGAACCCTGCGCGTCGCCGGACCTGGTCGAGCAGGTAGATGCGGGTGCCGCGGCGGAGCCACACCTGCCCGACGACGAAGTCGCTGCTCTTCGTGTCCTTGAACGCGAAGTCCCACGACTGCACGAGCTCGATGTCGGGGTCGCGGCCGGCCTCGGGGATGATCCGCGCGCCGTCGCCGCGAACGATCCAGAGTGGCCGGTCGTATCGGGCCCACCCGTCGGCGGGGAACAGGTTCCCGGTGTCCGGGGTGGGCCGGCCTTGGTACAGCGACGCCCAGGTGCGAGAGCCGGCGGTGCGCTTCCGCTTCTCCCACTGGGCGGTGGTGCGGCCGCGGGCGGAGACCATGAACTCGCCCGGCTCGCGGTCGAGGGGGTCGGTCTCGCCCTTGTCGGGGTTGTGGTCGGCCTGCGCGGGGATGTTCAGCAGCTGCCAGCCCTCGTCTTGGGCGAGGAGCCGGCCGGCGAGGTCGTCGTGGTGCCAGCGGGTGAGGATGAGCACGACGGGGGCACCCGGGGCGAGACGGGCGGACGCGGCGTCGGTCCACCAGTCCCACACGTTGTCGCGGTAGACCTTGGAGTCGGCTTCTTTCCGGTCCTTGATCGGGTCGTCGATGATGAGCAGGTCCGCGGGGCGGCCGGTGACGCCGGCGCCGACACCAACGGAGAGGACGCCGCCTTCGTGGCCGTCGATGGTCCATTCGTGGACGGCGCCGTTGTCGGGTGCGATGCGCAGTTCGAGCTCGGGGTGGGCGGTGATGCGGTTGCGGATGGCTCGGCCGTTGCGGTTGGCGAGGGACTGCCCGTATGAGGCGGTGACGATCCGGCAGTCGGGGTTCTCGGTGAGGAGCCAGGTGGGGAAGTCGCCGGCGACGCGGACGCTCTTGCCCTCTTGGGGGGCCATGCAGATGATGAGCCGGCTGTCGGGGGTGCGGGCGGCGTCGACGAGCGCGGCGTCGATGAGGTCGAGCGCGGGCGTCTGGATCGTCTTGGGGTTGAGCTGCTGTGCGAGGGCGCCGGGGGTGGGCCACCGGTTGCTGCGGGGCTCGAAGGCGCGCGCGGCGTGTTCGAGCCAGCCATTGTCACCACCGAGCGCGACACTGAGGACCATCGCTACTCCCGCGTCATCGTCGGACTCAACACAGGGAGATCCATGGGCAGCACCACCACAAGACTCTTCGCCGGCCAGCGACTTGAAAGCGATCTCGAAGCGGCGGTCCAGCGGGCTGCCGCGAACGTCGCGCAGATGGATGCGGACGAGGTTGCGCCGGAGAGACTCGAGGGCCTCGTCGAGAGATTCAAGTGCCAACCGCTGCGGCTTCTGCGCGAGCAGGCGCAGTTCGACGTGCACGATGGAGGGACCACCAATGAGGTGCGTCTCGTGATCCCATTCGAGGGAAATGCTCGGCTGTTCGGACTGGCGCCGATGGGACTGGTGGGCCCTCAGAACGTTACGGCCAAGGTCGTGGACGACGACGGCCGCTGGTTCCGTGTCGAGCACACCATCACATTCACGAATACGTTCCCGGCCGGTACACCGCCCGAAGACGTCCGTCGATGGGGCAAAGACCAGGCGGACTACGTCGAAACAGTCCTCGGGATCATCCAGAAAACCATCGAACGCCACAACTCCACGCTGCCGTCCCAGATCGGGTCGTGGATGGATGCCCGACGCAGCACACTCTCGTCGGCCGACAGCCTCAAGCAGCAGCTCGGAGAGGGCATC